CAAGACCCTCAAACTTTCTGTGGAAGCGAGCCTTAATCCCTTCTCTGAATTTGGGAATATAGACCCTGCTTTCATCGAATTTTACTCTCGTATTCTGCGGTATGGAAAAACTCTGCCTGTTGTCTTTCTTAGACTTGAATCTTGGGAAACCTTTGTGTTCTCTAAAGAACTTAGTATAGGCTGAATCAAGATTGGCAAGTGAGGCTTGAAGTGAAAGCGAATTAACCTCTTTCAACCAACAATACTCTTCTGACTTCTTCATATTCGGCAAGTCCGCTTGAATATCGAAACGAGAAAGATTAGTTTTATCGGTTTGATATGCTCTCACTTTCTTGTCAAGAGCATAGTTATAGATGAAACGACAAGAACCAAGATGCTTTGCTATAAGCACCTTCTGCTCCTCGTTCGGACATAATCTATATTTATATGCTCTATATTTCATAATGCAAAGATAATATAATTTTAGCGAAACACAAAACAAATTCTAAAAAAAATTGTATATCTAATGAAAAATATCTAACTTTACAACGCAATTCATCCACACAGGCTAAAGACCTGTGGGATTTCTTGCTAAAGCTGTATTAAATAAAAAAGGGGTAATCTCTTACCCCTGTATTCTTAACGCCCATATTGCAAAGGCTATTATTGTCAAGCCCCAGAAGAGGGCTGCACTTACCGCCACCGCCACTGCTTTTTTATTTTCCTTGCGCAGCTTTTCAATCTCCTTTCTTAGGTGATCGGTCTGCTCATAATGCCAACTCATTGGTACTAAGGAGCTACTGAATCTCCTCTCGTCAATCGGTTCTGATTTACTCATGATTTTCTTTTTTTATTATAAGTACAAAATGATGCGATTGGATATGACAGGCTGAAGTATTTACGCTTAGCGTCATACTCTACTACAAATCCACCGTTAATAATAAATGTCCGGTCAGTTTCGATGGCTTCAATTAATAATACATAAGCCCTTCTCTTTAGATAGCTTACGGACGGAACGCACATAACGCCGGACTCATCGATCCGGTGCCTGTACATCCCCACCAGTTATCCTTAATCTTACGGCCAAAGAAACACTGATCACAACCTTGGCCATTTGCAGGGACGGCCTTAATTTTTACACCATCCTTCTCGTATATTTTTTCTTCTTCCATATCTTAAGGTTTTAAGGCAGCCCGGACTCCGGTGCGGATCAGTGGTCGTTTAACACCTTCTCCTTCTCCACCAACACCGCCATCCATGCCCAGTGAATCAGACTGAGTGTCAGGTCGGTAGGCAGCCCCCGGAGTCATTGCCTTATTTATTATTTAAAACACATTCGTTTGTACAGGTTGACCTGCAGCCGGAGCCTTGCTTCCTGCAGCACCTTTCTTTGTGTCAATAGAAGTAGCAGCAGGATTGGTAGTAGGCTGACTCTTAACCTCGCCGGTAGTAGTGTCAACATTATTTGGCACCTCCTCGAATGGAACTGTATCAAGCTCCTCGAGCAGTAGTCCAGACCTGTCTTTCGACAAAGCATTATCAGTGATGACAGCCTCGTCAGTTTCAACAGCCTTGACGAACTCATCAGACATCGGCATATACTTGGCCAGTCTCTTGACAGCCTTAGCCTTTGCCATCTCTTCATAGTCTGTAGCCCATGCGCCGGACGGGGAAGACTTCTGCATTGGTGAACGCATCCTGAGTTTCTCAACGTCATGCTTTGTCAGCACGACAAAGTTGTAACCTCCATCCTTATACCTGACAACAGCATATACATGGGTGAATGCTCCGCGATCTCCTTCTGCCGGGACGTGGATGATAGTCCTGTCCAGACCAAGGGTGTACTTGAACTCGTCGTTCTTGTAAACCGGCTCCGCATATATGTCCATGATCTGACCAGACCTGCGGGCGAGATCAAGGTAACCCTTATCACTTTACCCCAAACTTTACTATCGTATGGGAGTGGACTATCTCTTCAGCCTACGAGTTAGGCTGCGATGCACTTCGACAGGTGGCTGTCCTCCTGCCTACTTCCTTGCGGAATAGTCTCTACACCGTACTTAAAAGTATATCCTTTGATCTGCTTCCATTGTCCTTTTAGGTGGCGATGAATCGCCGATTGACTACAACCTATTGATTGAGCAGCAATAAGGACTGATGGATATTTAATTCCTGTTTCAATACAGATCACTGAGCGATAACGTCCTTGTCCGAATTTATGAGGAACTAAGGACGCTGACTTACTCATTTTGGCTCTTGTTTCGGCAGATGCTTTCTTACCAGTAAGCCCCTTGCTTACCTTTGCTCTGTCTTCTGCCGATCTTTTCTTTCCTTTCCAATAAGCAACCGGATTATTACCACCCTTTGTAGCATTGTATCCATTATTATATGTGTCATACTTTGCTATCCAAAAGATTTCACGATCATTAAGCTGTTCTTTTGTACAGGACTCAAGCCATTCAAATCGGAAGTTATCCCAACCATATTTTTGTACAGCAGGGAATATACGAGTAAACTCACTGCCTTTTCTGAACCCATTACCTGATGTCAGTCTGTATTTATGAGTTTTTTTTCTCCGTAAATAATCTACAGTCTGACCGATATATCTCTTACCGTTCAGGTTATTTATTATACTATAGATTCCGATCTGTTTCATTTTTTACTTTTAAGTCTTGGCACGGTATTACCCAAAAACAATAATCTATTTTCAGAGGGCTTCACCGTTAGCAGGGAATGATCCCCACACCGCTTGCCAAGCGTTCACATCGTTTGCTATATATATTACTATATAAAGGGGCATAACTATTAGGTCTACCCGATCTGAAACTGAACCTGTCCACCATAAGGTACGAAGTAACATTGTCCCAGTGATTCCACCGGACGGAAGCCAAGGATTGAAGCCTGCATTACTGCACCTATAAGTGACGGTGCGGAACACTTGGCGATAGCCTGATTCTTTGTGATGATGGTTGTTGCCATGGCGATCATCCTGTCAACAGACAGATGCTTAGGCAGAGCCATCTCAATCTGGGGACGCATCGAAGCGAGAACATCTCCCACCTCCCTGCTGTTTAGGGTTGCAAGGTTGCCCTGTTTTTTTACCTTAGCCAGAGCTGAGCTAACATTTTGTTTCTGGTTGTCCATAATTTTGGTGCATTTAAGAATTAAAAATTTCTGTTTTGTATTTAAAAAATTCTGATGTTTGTATCCATCGTTTACCCCTCCCTTTCCTGACAGGGTTCAGCCTGCCTGAGTTAACCCCGTTTTCATAGAGGGTGATCCCTATTTCCCGGATCACGTCAGCACTACTGATCAGTGATCCGTATTTATTATAGCACTCAATAACCTGTATCGCAGCCTCCTTTGCGGTCGCTGAAATAATTTCTTATACATCTTTTGGTATCATAATATGTATTTTAAACAGACTACAGTATCTCCGAGGATACAAATATACATATCATTATCTGTAATACATACACTTTTTTGTACTTTTTTTATTTTTTTTTAAACATTTTTTGTAATTTATGTACAAAAGTTTGTAGGATTAGTTATCAGCGTAATTAGGATTATATACTAAATCATCACCCTCAAAAGCAATCCATCTCATTTGATCCAACTCTACTCTTCCTCCATATCTTAATTTAAGTTCCCGCAGAAACCCGTAGTCCGGGGACACCACTGAGTTAAAGACCGTAAGATACGAAGGTATCGAACCGGTCTTTGCTGCATATATAGCACTGACTTTATTAGCTATTGATGTGGTAATATTCTGGGTACGGTCACGAACCGCCTCATTAATGAGCGTGGTTGGATTAATCCCGTCATGCTTTGATATAAAGCGAAGGGCGTTACTGTTGTATATATCCACTGATGTTTTCTTCCTGTCAAATTTTTCCTCCATAGGGATCAGTAGCACTACATCCTTGGAGGGAACAAACACAAACTGTTTCAGGAGGGACAGGTCTGCCGATACAAAATAATCTCCACTTCGGTTTACTATCAGGTCTCTCTTAAGTTTAGTCCCGCGTATCCTTAGCTGATTATCAAAGTAAGCCTGCACTACCACCCACTTCTTCGCCCACTCCAACTCTACCGGGATGGCATAACTAATCATACCATCCACATCCAAGAACGCAAGGTTCATCACAGTCCCCTTACGTATATTGTCAAATGTTTTTGTCATCATGTTCTCCTTTCTGTTTGGGCATTAACCCATTTCTCTTTTTAATTTCTTCAAGTGCTGCTCTGTAGCCATCCTTAAAACCATTATATCTTTCTGAATATACAAGATGATTTGGTCTGTATTTACGTGCAGCCACAACAACTTCAAACTCTTCAGGCAGGTCAATCTCATGTTTTCATGCCGCTACTATTTCAGGGGTTATTACACTAAGCTCAAGTACCTTGTATTTCTTCAGGTCAAGGGTAAAAAATTCTTCAACGTCCTTGCCGTCTTTCCCGATAGTTGTCTCAGAGTACGTTAAGATTTGGTCACTATAATCGACAAGCCTTATTGCATCCTTGCTTGTCTTGTATCCGTACTTGTTTTGATATACCAACCTGTAAAGGTTGTTATTACATCCTATTGCAGTCATAATTTTATAAGATTTTAAGTTTTTGTATTTATGTTTTACATCTTGTTGTTTATAGTCTACGTCAAATAAGACGTTTTAAGACACGATCTTTATCTGGGTAATACAAGAGTACCACTCAGGGGGAGATCGTGTCTCCTACGTCAAATGCTTATTGAAATTTAGGGTATATTCTGAGGAACCTCTTCCAGTACCTGATAACATTTGTCTGGATTGAGGGGAAATTTTATTTTATCTGACTTGATTTTTTCAAGAGCCAGTTGTACTTCTTCTCCCGATCCAATCTTTTCCAAGTCTATCCATAGGTCAAGCACCTTGAAAAACTTTTCCCTTGCTTCCATCATAGATGGCTGAAACGCTGTAGTATTTACCGCACTCATACCTACTGCGGCCAGTACAGCGAGCAGATTATAATCGGGCTGTGATGGTTTGATGTCTGGAACAAACTTCTTTCTGATCTCGGCTTCAATCTCTTTATTGATGGCCTCGTAATCCTGAAGCAGTTCCTTATTCCATGGCTGATCAATTTCAATCAGGTCTTTCTTGGCATGAACTACCATGCAATGACTCTGACTTACCTTGGACGCAAGGGTCTGGTAAACACAACCAACTGTATCAAGCACAAGCATGAAGTACATACGCTTGGCTGTTGGTATTGGTTTCTTCCTTAACCTTGCCCTGAACTGTTGTTTTGTTATCATATAATGCTCACACACACGCTCTTCTATAATATCAAGAACGTCTTTTTTTCTGATCTCCTCATGCTGTTGTAGTAGATCGGTAATGTTTTTACTTTTGTCTGTTACAGTTGTCTTTGTAATATTCATAGCTATTGGTTTTTAAAACAGTTTGTTACTTGATATACTCCTTCTGAAACATAGGTGTTGTGCCTGCTGAATTCTCTCGCCCACTCTTCACTTCTATCACAGAAGATTATTGTCGTATCCATAGTCTCATATCCGTCGTAACTTGTGACGACCTGACATCTCCAACATCCATCCCATTTTTCACAGGACAGCACCAGTGTCAGGATTATAATCCCCAGTGTTCTTGTTATAACCTTCCTCATTACACATCAAACTTTAAGAGGAAGTCTGGGTTAATGATCTTGAAGGAAATGTTTCGGGTATAGTTCCTCATTACAACACCCTCTCTTGGAATCTTAGCAATCCTTGAATATCCTTTTGCATACTCAACCATTGCATTCATATCCGGGAATAGCTTTCTACCTGTGCTGTCAATCACCGGGACTGAATTAAGATCAAGCACTATGCATAAGAAGCTTTGACCTGTCTGATCCATAACCTCAGTCTTCCCGCTGCGGTAGGTCATGGCGTTGAACATAAAAAACTCAGGCTCATCAATCTCATACTTGTTTCCCTGAATCTTCCTGCCTATGATCTCTCCCTGAATTATCAGACCTAAGTTCCATCTGTCACAGTACTTTGTCATCTTCTCCTGAAGGTTCAGCTTCCTTGCTATAGTCCAGTATGAACTGTTGTCCTGCTTGAGTAGCTGAAAGTTTCTGGAGCATACACCGAACAGCCACTTGGGTTGAAGTATCCCGGCCTTGGGGTTACGGACGACAAAGTATGTCGCACTCTGGCCGTCAAGTTTTTCTGTCACAGTGAACGGCAGTTCTCCCCATTTCTCATAGTAATCCGGGAACAACTGGATGCGATCCTCGTCTGTCTTCTTAATGAAGGAAGGAAACGGAACCCTGCTTGGCTTCTTAAATCTGAACAGCAGCCTCCTGTACCATGAGTATCTTTTCAGAAACTTACTCATCCTGCCCCGGTCAATGTCTGCCAGTCTCTCGGTCTCCTTCTTCTCCCACTCAATCTGAGGATCATATTTACGGACACCAAGAAGCTCAGTCATGTCATCACCTTCCCTGAGAATTAAATCCTTATCAGTTGCTTTTAATAAGATGCTTATCGGAAAGCATATTCCCTGACTGACCTGACCTCTGAGTTTGATTGTCTTCACCCTGAACTTGCGCTCACGCATGAATTCAAAATCAGGTTTGTCGGGAAGGATGGAGTCGATCTCGATGTAGACACAAAAGTCTCCCTCCTTGAACTGACCTTTCTGTACCACTACCTGCCATCCAAGCACAGTAGCTACCTCAATCTTGTCTGCATTCTCTATCGGCCTTAGTGCCGTAATCTTTTGTATGCTTGCTAACTTTCTCATAATGTATTGGTTTTAAGTGAACTACCCACAAACTGAAGATTTGTGGGCTTCTTGCTAATTTTCCTTTAAAATGGTGGTTGATCTTTGTCGTTATCAAAACTGAAATTGTAATCTATCACCTGATCTACTGGTGTAGAGGCAAGCCAGTTGCTCTGGTCTTTCCCGGTCTTGTTAAACCTGCCGGACACGTAGTCATATTCCAGTGCCACCGTCCCGGTCTTGCCAAGGTTTTTATATTTAACCTTCTGGAAATAAATGTCTACGTTATTGGTCAGCTCGTTGTTCTCATCACATCTTCTGTGTACTGTGATGCCGTAGTCAGTCTTGTTGAAGAAGTTACTACTGCCGCTGATGTCATAGAGACTGGGAACTTCAAATGTCCCATTGGCATTCTTATTCATCTTCCGGGGATGGGCAACAAGGATTACCAGTACGTCATTCATCTTTGCAAACTTGATGAGCTGATCCAGAAACCTGCTGATGTACTGTGTTTCTGAATCCCTGTACTGATGCTCAAGCTTGTTGTATGGATCAATAACCACAACCTTCACACCCCTTGTCTTGACCAGAACCTTTGCTGAATCAACGATGGTCTTGACGGTGAAGTCATCCTCGTCCATGATGTAGAAGAAATTACTGCGGGCGTGTTCATACACCATGTCCCACTCAATTTCTGTGGATGTATTCTTGCTGAACTTTTTCCCGATAAGCTTTTCGTACAGCTTTGCGTAGTGATACTTCAGCGGGTAGTTTTCAGGGGTAAAGTATGCGGCTTTCCATCCATGCCTGATGTTAAGCTTTGTCACAATGTAATCCACGAACTCACTCTTCCCCATCCCGGGTATCCCTGTGACTATAGCCAGTCTCCCGGTCTCCCATGTCACATACTCATCGATGTATGACTGGCCGATATCCTTCCCGGGTTGAAGACCGTTCTCCCACAGGTCTCTTGCTTCAGCGTAAATATTACTGATCTCTACCACACCCTTTACAGGAACCGGCTTTGCGTTTGGTATCACATCCTGAATGTCAGCTCCGTATTTCTGGAGAAACTCATTGGCATCCTTACATTCCTTGAACGATACAGTGAAACACTTGTCGGCACCCAGTCTGCGGATCAGCTCTGATCTTAACTCAATGCCCTTGGTATCCTGATCAGTTGCGATGTAGATTTTATTGATGGGCGCAAAGAGTTCAATGCAGTTATCCAAGTACTCAAGGTTCTTGTTTGCTCCGTTGGGTACAGAGATCACGTTATCCCATCCTGCTTCAACAAATGTCAGTGCGTCCATCTCACCTTCCACGATAATAACCTCGCTGTTTGTCTTAAGGCAGTCGATGTTCCAGAAGATAAGCTCAGCACCGGAGACAAGCTTGAAAGATTTGTCTGCTCCCCGGTATTTTATGTTCACCAGTTTACCATCCATGAAGTACGGGAAGCACATAACCTCCACCTCCTTGCCGAACTGGGGCATAAACTCCCTGTCAGAATAAACCTTCATCTTATTCAGGGTGACCTGAGATATCATCCTTCCCTCAAAGTATCTCACCGCTTTGTCGGTAAGTGAGGTAAGGTTCTTCCACTGAGGGATGATGTATTGCTTGACATCATGGGGTCTGTACTCAAAGAAGGTTGCTTCACAGTTATGGCAGTATCCTCTCAGGTGATCCTTATCCCAGTTCATACACCTGTCCGTTTTCTTCTTCCGGTTATGGCTACATTCAGGACAGGTGGTACGGGTACCCTGAGTCGGGGGATCGTAGCTGTAAATTTTCTTAGTGTTGCTTGATTGGATTTTCATATTACCATTTTACTTAATATTACCATTTCATAGGTGGTCTGTCACTTTGTTTTTTGTTTTGAAACTTATTTTCCATAATCTTAATGAAGTTGTTGGGTGACATTATCCAGTCAAAGTCTGCTTTCCATGCCTTATCATTCATACCGTTTAAGAAACTACTCTCACCTGCCATACGAATAATTGCAATAACTTTTTCCAATCCATATTCCCCAACTCTTGCATTCATTAATCCTTTTCGTTGTTTATTTACAACTAAAACCTTATTCATCTTAGGACATAGTTCATGGTAATTATCTACTATGAATTGGTAGTTAATTACATTTACATTATCATCTTCATTTTCATTTTCATTTTCATTTTCAGCACTTGCTTTAATTTTTGCTTTAGCATTTGCTTTAGCATTTGCTTTAGCAAACTGAGTGATGATTCCTCCCTTCCTTCCAGACTCTGCCCTCTTAATGCTTATCTCATTATCAGCAACCATGCGCTTCTGAATCATTTTATCTCCGGTAATTGATAGAACTTTTTCTGAGGTAAGTTCTTCAAGTGCCTTTAAGATTACCCTTGTGGGATACGGTAGATGCTTTGTTAATTTTTCAGCAAAATTTTCAAGTGGCTTATCACTTTGCTTGTCGTTTTGCTTAAGCAAAATCGTACCATATTCCTCAGACTTATGCATGATGCACATGATGCGTATATAAACTCCGTTTGCCTCGGCAGAACACTCGTTTAACTTCTCATCAGTGAGGAAATCCTGCACATAAAGAGGCAAATACGGCTGATCTCTTAATGCCATAAGTTATTGTCTTAAATATTTGTCAATTACTGCCTTGGCTTCATCAAAGCCGCATACTATCGTAGCAAAATAGCCACGCTTATTAAGCTCATTAAGCATAGTGTATTGCTCTGATATGTGAGGGTCTGTGGTTACCGATCCATCCTTCAGCCACACCCTTGTACCTTCGCGTTTAAGCTCAAGCAGAAGGGCATTATACTGGATGGTTTCTCCATCCTTAATTACGATCTTCGGCTCAAGGATTATCAGGTCTGGTACTCCATTACCTGATCTCATCTTCTTCATCTGGATTGCCACACCTATACTGACACGAATTCCAGACATATCTGAGGTGAAGATCACAGACGGGTATTGCATCCGCAGGTAGTCACACACTGCGAGGTGAAGATTTTTTTCCTTTGCCATGGTTAAATGTTTTTGCTGATGTAATCGGCTATCTCTTTGGCACTTTCGGGACTCAGAAAGATTTCGTTGTAGTATATCTCCCCGGTGAACAGGAATTTTATCCTGCGCCAGAAGTTATGCCTTACCGGTGTGTATTTAAACTGTACAAAACAGAATGTTTTTTCAGAATCATAATACTCTACAGTCATGACCTCTGATCCACATTCACACATTACTGCTGTTTGCTTTATCATGGTTAACTTTATTTTACTGTGTCAAAAAGTGTTGACAGAAACGATTTGCTTCTTACATTCCTTAGTTCAAGGAGGAATGAGTAATCAGCTTCGGCAATAAGCTTTGTTCCTTCCTGTATTGCCACTGATATACTCATCCCCCTGATTCTTTTACTACCAAGAGCCACCACCTGATCTATAATTTTGTCGAACCGGTTCATAACCCTGACTCTCATGTCGGTAACCCTTCTTCTCTCCCTCAGATATTGTGATACTGCATCGGGATTCCGGGGATAATGGCCGTCAACTGATATGACATCCAAACTATATGTGCTACTGACTCTATGGCTCATAGCTTACTGATTATGGATTCGTAATACCCTGTATCCGTTTCCCTCCTTCTCATACCTGTCGTACAGTTCGGGATGTTCGGCCTTGAAAGTCTTGCTGTCAAACATGGTTCTCCCCTTCTGGAACTTGAAGGTTGCTATCTTCTCTCCCATGTAGGTGACGGTTTCATTGTCGCCCATCAGTATCTTGAGCTGATCTTCCTTCTCCTTAAGGTTGGTCTCATGATCCTTAACTCTATCTCTCAGCACAGATATCTCCCTGACCATCTCAACAATACTGTCAGTTGCCTCCAATGCTTTGCCATCAACATGAACCGGATAAGCCCGGGAGACATCATCTCCGCTGTTAACCTCCGGTGGTATGTTGGCATAGACATTGTTGAACATGAAGTCACAGGCGGCGTTAAGACCTATGTCAAACAGCTCCTGATTAAACTCCACGTCGATGTAGTCAAACTCAAGTGAGCCGGACAGCCATGCTATCACGCCCTTGTGTATTCCTGACAGTCCCATGTAATGATTAACCTGTACAACCCACGTATCCGGTACGGTGTCGCGAGTTACCTGCATCCGGGTGGTTTTGATCTCAACGATCCTCTTGTCTTTGAAGTGCAGGCCATCATCTGCTGTGCCTACAATAGCCCATGCTTCCCGGTCAGGTGATCCGATAATGAACGGATGTTCGTTGTGTTGGTAGACATATGTTAAGTTGGTGTCGGGATCAATCTCCCATCCTACCTTCTTGCTCAGCCACTCAACTATTGCAGGTTCAAGAATCTGGCCGCGCTCCGTACTCGCATTACCGGTGAACGGAGGAACCTTGCCGGTCATCTGTTCCCATAGCTTGTATGGCGTTTCGTATTTGTTCAGGCCAAGGAGGGTAGCTATACTGCTACCCCCGATCCTCTGCTCCCTGTACGACAGCCACTCTTCGGTGGTGTCGAACTTAATTTTCTCAGCTATCTCGCTCATAGTTACTTCGTTAAATCGATCACGTTTTTAGGAGTTACCTTCATGGTGTCGAACTCTATTAACACAATCCTGTCTCCTTCGACTTTGAATAACTCACTACCCTCAGTTCTGCGGAATATCTTACGCCCCAGTTCTATGGCCGTCTTTTCATTCGCAATAGCTATCTCGGCGTTCAGCTTTTTTCTTTTTGCCTCCTTCTCTGCCTGCTCTGCTTCCTCCTTTGCTTTCTCAGCATTAGCCTGAGCCTTGACTATATTGTTAACAAGTCTCTGGACGTATTCAAGGTCTACCTTTGAAGGTCTTGTCGTCGGGGTATCCTGTGAAACTGTCGGCTCGGGACGATCTATTAACTTATAGTGCGTTATCCCTTTGTTCCTTCTCCAGTATTCTAACTGATACCGGTAGTATTTTTTTGCAAGGGCTTCGATATCAAACGTCCCTTTACTGGCCACATTCAGCTCTCCATATATAGGGGGGGTTCCGCGGTTAAGTCCACGTTTAACGGTACATATAATCACCTCATTGTCTCTCAGAAATCTGGTGATTAACCATGAATGTCTTCTCATTAATTCGCTGACTCTTATTGTTGAATTAGCTTTGAGATCAGCAATAATGCTACTGATTTGCTGAGCATACTCTTTTGTTTTTTGTCTCTCGTTTGCGTACATTTTGTTTGATTTTTTGGTTTAATAATTACTAATTGATGTTTGCAAATATACAACAAATGTATCAATAAACAAAATGTTTTTTATTATATATCAGCTTTAAACATTTTTTGGGAAAGATAATCCTTTGGAGTGATGGATATTTCTGTTGCTCAATAGGAGAAGCAAGTCCAGAAACAATTAGGAAATATATTGAACAACAAGGTTAGTGCCTTACATCCCATAGGCTAAAGACCTATGGGTTTTCGGCACTTAAATATAAAAATTTTTTTATTATTCCTCTTTTTCAAGAGCAATATTGTGTCCCATAACAACCAGTACTCTGAGTAAGGTTGATAGTCTTGGATCGCGCTTACCTGTGATGAGCCAACCGATCTGCTCCCGGCTCACGCCAGATGCCTCGGCCAGTTTTGTCACAGTAAATTTGTTATCCTTAAGATAGTTCCTGATGTATGTACCAAGGATAATCCTGTTGATCTTTACCCCTTCTTCGATAAGGGATTTGTTGTCACCGCTCATAATCTTTTCTCTGTATTAATAATTAATTTTGTTCCCTGAAAACTGTCTGCAAGAAACATGACAGACCATAGCTCAAGGGGATGCCCTTCATGTACTCCGCAGAACCCCTTCTTAGCCAGTAGTTTCGCATGACCTTCCGGTGTAGTCCGGCTGATCGGGTCATGATAGATCATAACAATATCTCCCTCGTTCATGGTTCTGGTTAGTTAAGGTCAGACAGGGATGGTTTGTCATCCTCGTCTTCAAGGTCATTTATAATCCCCAGTATCCTGTCGCGTACTTCCCTGAGCATCATCCCTTCCTTTGTCACTGTTATGGCTTTGATAAATTTACCTGCCTCAGTGCGGAAGAAGTGAACCCTTCCACCGGGAACACTATACTCCAGTTCCACAACAACGACACCCTTCATCTCTCCAACATTAGGGTTGCAGAGGCAGAAGTTCTCGGCATCAGTCATGAAGTCAAGTACACTGGTTATCGGAGGAACAGAAAGGTCAAGGGATTTTTCAAGCAATCTCTTTACCCTGACTGATCCTTCGGGAACATCATCATCCCCGTTATAATCCTCGTCCGGTGATACCATAGCGCACACAACCTCCCTTAATTCATAGCCATCCTTAAGACCGAATGCAGCCTGTAGGTTCAGTGATATTTCATGGTATGTAACATCACTCATTTCCTTGATAAACTCTTCTCTTGTCATGATAATAAAAAATTAATTGGTTAGTTATTTGTTTCTTGTTGCGTTAATAATCTGGATACCTGTGAATGGCATGATGATAAACAGCCATATGAAAAGCAGATACTGGTATGTTTTCCAGTCAAACAGGAACGGGAAGGTGATCACCAGTCCCATAAACACTGAGCCTATAATGCCTATGATCAGGCATATAACAACTGTGATTGATTTAAGATTTGATTTCATGTTTTATGTTACGTTAAAAAGGTAATTCATAGTAGTTGATAAACCGAACGAGGCCATACCATACGTTCATGATGGTATTGTCTCCGGTGATCTCAATGACTGGCGCACCATCATCCTTGAAGATCAGAAATGAATCTTCCTTGATTGCGTAGGTAAATCCTCGTTTATTGATCTCTCTTAATACAGGAAGCATAAAATCAACAGAGTCATGAAATGGAAGATCGGCCAAATCATAGCCAATAAACTCTTTAATCTGCTTATTCCCAGACTCAATCATGATCCCATATTCCTTTTGTTCTCTCTTATTCATATCGTTGATTGTTAGGTTATTAAATGAATTGTGAACAGGGCAGGAGTCGAACCTGCATCTCTATGATAATAAATATCCAATAGGCTCTTCCGATTGAGCTACCCGTTCATTCGACCAACAGGACTGAGCGTTTGTCACGTTCACAGCCTGCTGTGCCAACCTGCCAAGGACACCTGCTTGTCGGTGATTACTTTTTGCAACCTTGGGTCATTGATTGGTTAGGTCTGACAGATGATGCGTCTTGCCTCATTATCTCGTGGGTTTTTCTTAGTGTGACCCGATTGCCACACCACCACCTTTTTAGCCTGCATCCGGTCTGCTACCGGCAGGTTATGCGGTAACCTGCAACAGAACCATGTGAGTTATCAACTCACTTCTCATCGTGAAGGTAAGTCGTCACTATCCGATGATTAATCGGAACGTATTTTTGATTATTCATCATCGTCTTCTTCATACCAAGCTAAGAACCTGCCATCCTTATTTGCCTTAATAAAGTCCACAGACTCAGAGTAATACCCATTTGATTCCCCGATCCACCGGATAGTTACATAACCTTTGATGGTCGCAAACTTGTAAAACGTCCATGTCGATGTGCCGTAGTCGTTATGCTGTCTTGGATTTACGGTTTCTTCAGCCTGAAGAAGAGGTGATCCGATAAGATCAAGGAGATCACCTTCTATATCCCCGATCCAAACACTCTCACAGCAGTCCTGCATATGATAAAGCTTGTACTTCTCACCCTCTCTGGTGGTGAAAATTATTTCCCTGTTTTTGGCAATCTCAATGCCGCTAAGGATTTTGCCTAATAAAACTGATACACTCATATCTCTGATTATTAATTGGTTTAAAAAGAAAAGCCCTATATTTCAAGGGCTTTTATAAATTCATCTGCCGCATATTGTGACAGGCATGAACCGGAGTCGATCATGATCACATCCTTTCGCTTCAGGTTCTCCTGATCTTCCGGCAGTCTTGACTCTGCAAACCTGATCGGACTGGCAGTCCCAAGATATTTGATCAACCTGAAATGCTTTGCATAGTACAGGAATCCCCAGTGTCTGAAGAACCAAGGACTACACACTGTTGATATCAGCGACATATTCAGGGGCGCATTGTAGTTTTTAATTGTGATGTCAAGAGCCAGTTTTGAATGCCCGGAGTCCATCATACTTGATCTGAGACATACAGTGACCTTAACTCTCACGCCCTGATCCTCAAGCTGATCAATAATCCGGCAGGCTGTATAAGTCTTCCAGAGCATTGCCTTATAATCAACAAAGCCTGATTCATTAAGCTTTACCTTCACTTCAACAAACCTCCCCTGCTGACTGTCGCCTGATGTTTTGTATCTTTTGCGCATACAAGCCATGCCCTCGTAATATCTCTCCATGCTCATATCATCGCCATCCTGATCATCCCACCTGTAGGCAAACTTCACTCCACCGCGTCTGATATTCAGTTCCGGTAACATCCTGAGTACTTCAAGACCTTCGGGATAGCCAAACTTATACTTCTGGATATCGGCTTTGTTCATGCCCATAAATTCAGTGTTACTGCTATTATCAGTGAGGATATAATCTTTGATCATACCCTTTGATCCTTCACATTTCTCCTGCTCAGTCGGCAGGTTCAGTGCAGTAAAGAATTCATCCACCGAATCGAAAGAATCAACGAACCATCTTGATCCGTTGATAGTTCTCCATTCTGATCTTCTCATAACTAATTGATTTTAAATTTGTGGGGAGAGCAGGAATCGAACCTGCATTGTTGTACACCATCGTAATCCTGATAACGTATTTATGATTGAAGACCGATCCACCTTAGTGTCGTTGTCCAGAGCATAATGCCATATTATCATTCATACAGCGTCTACCATTTCGCCATCTCCCCTACCTTTCAGTATGGCAATGCATGATTCATTGCCAATGCCTTTTCTTCCTCAGTCCAGTTGACGATCAGCCTGAGCCTCCAATCTTTAAACTTGCCGTTTTTCAGATTTTCGCCCTGAATCATCATCCTCGTACTGGCTACCCTTCTCAGATTGTGCTTATTGATCAGGTCTCTGAGGTTCAGAACGTATGCCCTGACTTCATCATCGAACCTACTCTCATACTTGTCTGAGTAAGATACATTGATGATCCCTCCCATAAACCTGTCAATAGTTGCCGCATCTAACTGCATATTAGCAACATACTGCCGGTCTGCGCCATCGCCATAGGTGTTTGACGTTGCAATGATCACGCAGTCAGGATGCCTTTCAACCACTCCCGTAGTTGTGGTGATCTGACCGTTTGCCAGAGCGGCATTTGCAACCTGAGCGACTGCAGGATCAAGGGCTGTAAATTCATCCAGAATGATTACCGATGGCTGACCAAATGCACCTGCAAACGGAGTAGCCTCGCGTTCTGGATACTTGTAGCCAAGAAATTCAACTGCTGATGTCCCCAGACCACATGAGATAGTCGTACAGGGAACGTCAAGAATCTTTGCCACATTCTTTGCCATGGTGGTCTTACCCGATCCGGCCGCACCAACCATCCAGAGATTTCTGATGCCTGACTTGATCATTTTGATCATTTCATCTTCAACCGGATCATTTTCGGTATCCTGTTCCTGCTCCTGTTCCTGCTCCTGCTGATCACCCTGTTTTGAGTCGTTCTGGGATTGATCTGGCTGACCCTGATCTCCGGTATCATCCTGATCCTGATTGTCCGTCTGATCCCCGTTTCCGTCAGTTTTCGGCTGTTTCTTGGACTGACGTTTCTTCTTCCGATCCTTCTTCTGATCCTTCTTCTGGTCATCCTTCTGCTGATCCTGATCACTGTCAGACTGACCGTCATCAGACTTTTGATCATCATTAGAATCTTTCTGATCATCAGACTGATCATTACCAGACTGACTGTCTTTACCGTCATCCTTACCGTCATCTTTACCGTCGTCTTTACCGTCATCTTTCTGATCCTGATCCTTCTGATCATCGTCATCAGCCGGATCGTTCTGGTTCTGACCACCTTTGGTCTTTCTCTTCTTCTTCTGATTAGTCTTTTGATCATCAGGCTGAGAATCGCCATCGACATCATTAACCTGAATGTCCCCGTCATAATCCACCGACGGAACATCATCATTCTTGTCGATCGGATCAACGCCCATTATCGGAGGCTTCCGGTCATCATCCTTAGTCTTTTCAACGTCAGGAAGTAAAGGGAACGGAGGCTTTGAACCGTCATCCTGCTTCTGGGCAGGTTTCTGGTGATCCTTATTCCACTTCATTCTGAAAAACAGACTCTGGGATGTCCATTCAGGAAACCATACTTGGACAAAATCTTCAATCAGACCTGCATACTGCTTCTTCTGATCTCCCATGGATGCGTTCCATGAAATGCAGGAATCGATCAGGACTGATGCCTGTTTCAGTGTTGGTGGTGGAATCCTTTCAGGCTCCCAGAATTTCAGACCTGTGAATTTCCACAGGTACCCACCTTGCTTGTAGGTTAATGCTCCTGTCTTGGAGTCTTTTGCTGATGCGAAATCAGCTCTTAATTGTGAAATTGGTTTCATATCGCGTTAAGGATTTGATTTCATACGTGACTGTGAACGAAGCCCCATGCATAGATGAGGCTTTGCGGTCTTTCGCCGCAATGACTTAGGGTCACCGTAATTATGCTTCGCTGATCAGTAATAGTTCATTCCTTTTACAGGAGACTGACCTTTTACAGGAGACTGAACCGTTATTACTCAGAGCAACTCTGTACCTGCTTGTCCTGACCTTGGTTACGTATCCGATACATCCGGCATGACGGCCATTAATGATCTGAACTGTGTCGTGTAACATGATAAATGATCTCATATCGCAATGGTTTTAAATTGGTTTTGAACCGGACAGGGAAATCGAATCCCTGCCTGCTCTATAGTCCGGTTTTAATGTCTTAGGACATTTTTCGTCTTTCCATATGAGGAGAAAAGATGCCCCGAAAAAGAGACTCACAGGTCATTTGCAACTAACCTGCTGACAATGTTTTAATAATCCTTGCAAAGGATTGTATGTTCATGATTTTTGGTGCAAGCTTCTGTCGGATATGCCTTGCTCCACTGATTTGTACGAGTATCTACAGGATTGTTATAGATCACGATTCCTGCAATGATTCCGATGGCCAGAACAACTATGGCCAGAAATGTCGATTTTCTCATGGCGGTTAGTTGTTACGTGAGTAAGTATGAAACCTGTCGATGTTATTGTAGATAACATCAGTCAGTGACCAGTAATGACCAGTCCATGTGTATTCCAGACCATTGATGATCCTTTTTTCACCTTTCCGGTTAACTTTTAAAGCTTTACGGATTTGATCGATTATTATTCCCATGATTTCAAAGTATTTGGTTAAACGTTGTAGCGGGAAGAGGATTCGAACCTCTGACCTTTGGCATATGAAACCAACGAGCTGTCCACTGCTCCATCCCGCTGAGGATGATTTAATTATCCAGTCTTATTCTTAACTCCCTGACCACTCTCAGAGAGATATTGTTATTCCTGACATGGCCATAAGTGATCCTTTCACCATGTAACCAGTTGTCAAATGGTGATCTGGCATAAGCTTTCAGAAGGTCTTCACGATATTCCTCCAGACGTTTGATTTCTTTGGTCAGAAGTGATTTCTGTGCCTTAACTGATTTGCAGTTGCTGAGTATTTCCTGATAATCCTGAACTACTTCATCTCTGGTAATAGCTTTCATAATTTCTGGTGTTTGGTTGATGTTAATTGTGAGGGGATGCAGTCGCGAACTGCCGTAAGTCATCCGTCCGTTTGGTTTAGGATAATGGACACTATTTCCCCCCTGTCATTCTATTCCGGCCGTTTGGGAATGATCTGAATTTTTCAGTATTGCTACTTACTTCTGTTCAGACCAGACGATCCACAGACTGAAGCTTATCACTTCACTGCCGGTTACCTCTGCTATGTATTCATGATTACTTATGGTATCTCAGTTTCACTGCCTGAGCGCATTCTCCAGATTATCGGACTGAAACCGTTATCTGCTGTAATCCGCATTCCGATAGCTTTTATTTTGATTCGGAGACTTCAACCGATCCGCGTATTTAAGGTCTGCGACCGACATCCTCTCTGGTGTTTCAGGACATTGCCTGAACTCTTTTGCATGACTTAGCGGCCGTTACATTAAGATGTATAGGCGCATACATTATTAGTTGAACCAGTCGGGAAAGAACGTATTCGATTGAATCGAACGATACAAAAGTATGTATAATATTTGAATTGACAAAATAATTTGACGTATAAATAATTGATGGTACATCTTTATGTAACTATAATGCCCATAAAATGCGAACATCCGTAAAATGTTAAAATTTGAGAAATTTCCGTCGAGCGCGAGACTTAAATCTTTTTATAGACTACTTGTTAAGTACAAATCATAATCTATATTAATTACTATTATCAGAATAGTTATCTATTATTATAACATACTCTAACAGTCTTAAATTAGATACTACTATTATATATTATATATATATACTATATTACTCTATAATTCTGGTGGGATATTAGTACTATTATAGAATTAATGAATACTATAGAATACTTTACTTATCTATTATAAGAGTATATGAGAATAGTATTTAAGATTAAGAGATTACTATAATAAGTACAAGTAGATATAAGTAAGAGAGAGGAGAATGCAAAGCCCCAAAAATCTGTTAAAAACCATCCTCACGATGCCCGGAGACCAAAAGAAAACCCCCATTATATGAGGGTTTCCGATGTTTTTGTTATGTAAATCTAACTCTACCAGATGATCATTGTTTCTTATTGTGTTTATTCTCCCTGTTACTGTCAATAGTATTTGTCAACATGGAGAGCGCGTCAGCTAACGCATGAATATAACCCAGACACATTGATAATGCTTCCCTGTATGTTACTCCCAGATCATTTATTGCAATCTCAATGATCTTGTCAAAGCCCTGTGTCTCCTTACCTTTTAATATATGAGGATCAAGTACAGGGAATCCGTATCGCTCTATATATATCTCCATAGACTTGGCCATAATATATTCAGTATTAACGTTAAACGATGCATCAGGATCAAGTCTCCCATGCTCTATTACCGGAGTTATTGGCTGAGCGGGATGTCCAAGAAGTTTGTCAAAGGCAAGTAGCACTGCTTCAATGTATTCCCGATCAGTCAGGTTATACTTCACCTTGCTGTCTGCAAAGATTGATAATACTTCCTCCTGAGTGTTTATGCATTGATTCTCACTACAGTTATCGCAGTTACTGGCGCATCTGTCAATAATGTTTGTCACGTCTTGCTGGATACCTTTATATGCATATGTGAATTTCTCATCGTCCGTTCCCCTGTGGAATGCCGAATGCCTGACCTCATGGTTTTCTAAACCTCCGGTCTTACCTTGTTTGTCTGTTATCTTTGTCATGCTATACCTTATTATATATGTGTGTGATCCTGTGATGCTTACGTGTTATGTGCGCGACGTTGTGCGCCTGTGAAGGTCATGGGCAGGGTGACGTACCCCCTGTCGAATAGGATAGAAAGTAACTTTCGTCCGAACCCTATTTTTAAACCCCATTACTCATCCTTCATTAGTGGAACTACAAAAAACAGTATGAACATTAATACAATCAGGATGGTGATGATAAAATCTATCCATCCGTTTGCTGACAGGTCTCTTAATGGAACGTCGAGTTCTTCGTTATGACCACAAGCTGCCAGTCCTATTAGAGCTATAATAGCCCACCAGTTAATTTTCTTTCTCATGATACCCCCCTTATTCAGTTAGAATCGTTTTCAATTTTTTTAAAGACCATATTTTCAAACCCTATTCGATTGTAATTGCCTTATCTATATGCACTTCCCTGATCTGGTTATCGGTACAGGCTACGACGAGATATGTATCTCCGAACAGGCTCTTGGTTGTTCCTATAACTTCTCCCTCATGGTCTGTTACCATATAGTCCGTGAAGCCTGCGTAGTCTACGAACTTCCTTGTTCTCCATTTTACGCGTGTCATAGCTATGGTGTGTTATTCCGGGCGTGGCTGGGGAGGTCTTACATCGATCTTCCAGAACAGTTTACATCTGTCCTTGTCTTTCTCGTAGGGTACTTCGCTCATATACGCCTGCCAGTGTGGATTAACCGGTGCGGTAAAGCGGTAACATCTGTCTTTTTTAGGACAGCCTTCTCCTGTACATTTACTTATGTCTGCCATAATTGTTTGGTTTAGTTGTTATTTGATATCAGCGTATAGTTGTATGTTGTTTACATTGCCGCCGGTGCGGTACTTGCCGAACTTCTCCTCAAACTCTGCTGCTGCGTCGTCGTCATAGAAACCAGACTCATATACTTTGTCCAGTAGGATGATGAAGTCATGAAGCATTTTATTTGGTATTACATACCAGTTGCCTGCATCGTCCATCATAGCCTTGACCTTTTGTAGAGGTGGGTTGTTTTTAAATACAATAACACCACTGTTTTTCTGCCACTCCTTCAGGAACTCTTCAGGGGTTACTCCGGGTGGTATGTCTGACAGGTTGATAAGGGTTGGTTGATCCTTAAGGTTCTCGAGTGGTTTAATTTCTTTTGCCATGATTGTTGGTTTTGTTTTTAATTGAATACCGTACATATTCTGCTACTGTAGCGATGTATGCCGTAAGGGCTGTGAGTGCGATAATGATTGCAAGTGTCTTCATTGGTTTTACTTTTTTGGTGGCCATAACTGATCAATGATTGTTATTATCAGGTCTGCGATTATAAACACGTATGCTGCAAAAAATGCGTATGCTATGATTGTGGGGATGATGTTCACTGTCCCTCCCCGTTTGATTGTTTGTATCCTATTGTTTTCTTCTTGGCTTTGGTAAAAAACTGGTGTTCTGTCAGCCATACTGTCATCTGTTCACCTTCATAGAAGTATGTGATCTCGTAGCTTATAGCTTCATATCTGAGGACAACTGCTGTTATTAATCCTTCAATACTCCCGACAATCGTTATTACCGGGACTCCACATGGAAATACTCTTACTCCCTCTTTCATTTAACTGTTATTTAAGTACTACCCAATCTTCTGCAACAAGGTCTGATGATGATGCTGTCCATGGGACAACTGTATCATCTGCTGTCTTCATGTAGAAGTATGGCAGCCTTACATATGTCTCATCTCCCCTAAGTGTTGCGATCCTGTTTGCGGGATAACACAGGGCGATCCACATCCCTTTTCCGTTCCACCCTGTACGGGCGAGCCTCCTGCCCCTTTTCAACCATGTTAATGCTTCTGAGAAATCCATGTTTGTTTTGGTTTTTAAAAGAAGCCCCTACTGGTTATCACCTTTCACTCTGCTCTTATATGCGAGTCGGTGCGTTCGGGGCTTCAGATTAGTTAATACTAAGCCCCTGGCTCTCCCACGATACCTTCTTCAGTTATTACCACATCCAGAGAATCCTTCGCGTAAATAGTGTATGTGCCTGCTATAAGGTTCTCAAACAAGCCACTTGCCTGATAATTCACTCCATCAATGCTGTATGTGAAGGGGGCGTTTACTCCTACTGCTGTAGCAGTTATGCTTCCGTCACTGCCACCATTGGTAGTACAGTCTGTCTCTACAAGAGTAAGGGTGGCATCCGGCTCACCTACTGTAATCTGTTCGGATGTTACTTCCTCGTTGTCATCCTTGGCGTATACAGTATAAACTCCTGCCTCAAGGTTCTCGAACAGACCAGTGGCCTGATACGTTATCCCGTCAAGGCTGTAGGTGTAAGGAGCTGTTCTTCCTGCTGCAGAGGCTGTGATAGTCCCGTCTGTCCCTCCGTAGGTTGTGCAGTCTGTCTTCTCAAGCGTCAGGACATAAGGATCATTCAGATGGTATTCGTATTCAGCCACATAGCCATTGGCATCCTGTGCCTTAACATCATACACTCCCGCCGACAGTCCAGTCCATCTTCCGATCAGGTATGCGTCACCCCAGTCCATGTCAGCCTCCGGCTTCATCCAGTACTGTATCGGCAGCTCTCCATCCTGAAAAGTCATACTGATAACTCCGTCATCACCGCCAACAGTTGATGGTATGACACAGTCGATTTGCGGAATAAGCTCTCTGCGCCTTATGTCCGGCTCGTCAAGAAGGGTGTCACTGGCAAACTCTCTCATCACCATATTGACAGACCACTCGTCATAAGTGATGTCCACCTTGTAGTAGTCATCATAGAACTCATCGGCATCTTCTATAGTCTTATGAAGTATGTCGACAAAAAACTTTCTCAGGTCAGACTTAACCTTGGCCGCAATATTCATCCCGATAACAAATCCCTTGAATGTCTTGGCGTCTGCAGGGGTATTGCATATTGCGCTTAAATAATCTTTATAAATAGCTCTTTCCATTTCTTCGTATGTTTAATGTTATGATCCTGTAACAGCTATAGTGTATGGTATCGAGACACCTCCATAGCCGTTTATGTCTTTGTAGTAGAGCTTATACATCCCGACAGGGAGACCTAAGAACTCAACTCCGGGCGCAGCAGGTAGCGGTACCCAGTCGCTAACAGGCTCCCATACATCAGGAGTAATGCGCGAGTACAGCCTTACAAAATGATCATTCACAAAACCGCCGTCAACGGCAGTGATCTTGCCATCAGACATCCCGGCACCTGATACATTGGCAGGGGTAACAGTCATAGAACCAACTCCCGGGAGTACAAGCGTTGCATCTTCTGTTTCCGGGATGATGTCATATATACCAATCTCTTCATCCACAGTAAAATACTTATGGTAGTGAAGCAGGGCGTCATTGTCAGTCAACCCGTTCTTACCAAAGACCTGCTTAAGCTTGGCTCTGATAACAGGGGCAATAGCAGTACCTACCTTGAATCCGGTAAATACTTTCCCAAATTCTGTCTGGTTAGATAAGATAACCAGATACTGTATTAATGCTGAATCTTTAAACATCTCTTAATGTTTTTAAATGTTATTCACCTGCAGCGATATTGACGGTAAGAGAGAATGTTCTTTCCTCGTCGTCAGTAACGGTTACAGTATGGTTGCCATCTGCCAGACCGGTGAATACGCCAGTTGCCTGACCGGTGCCTGAGTCAATGCTGTATTCATAAGGCGCAGTACCTCCGTAAGCGACAACCTCAAGTGCGCCATTATCAGCACCTGCTACACTCTCGTCAGTCTTGCTTTGAAGCTTCAGAAATACAGGGGTGAAGATGAACTCAACAAAATGATCATCCTCGTTGTCTGCTTTGAAAAACTCTTCAAAATAAGAAAGGGCGGCAGCCTCGCTGAAGCCAAGCTTATCCTGAATATACTTCGTCACTATTTCTTTTGCTCCTACGTAAAAGCTTTTACCACAGGAGAAATAGCCAAGCCATTCATCGCTGACCTTTGGGATGTTAGGCAGGAGTCTTATAACCTGCTCAACTAATTGTTCATTAATAGTATTCTTCATTGTTCTTGTGTTAAAGTGTTAATAATTAATTAATTATCATCTTATATTAAATTAAGACTATCTTATTGTTTTATTGATATATCTGCTACGTCTGACTTCCAGAACTATATCTCTCAGGTAGGTTGTTGACCTGTACTTCCCTGCGATCACTACTATCGCTTCGCGGAAGCTCATCATAGCCCTGTTTACGTATGGGTTGTTGAAATCCCCCGGCTTCTGTATCCCAGTGATAAAGTTCCAGTTCCTTCCATCCACTGAGCCGTACATATACAGCCCTGTGATCCTTTCATCATCCGTATCTATGCTTGCCTTAACACCAAGCCTCTCAAGCTTCGACAGGTTGTCAAGGTAGATAGGACGGGTGATGATAAGCGTTTCAACAGGCACCGCATCCTCTGCAGTGATGTCTACTATATTGTTGCCGTTTGTTACCCCGTAAGTGTTGGGATAATCCTTGATGAAGTACTGGAAGGTCTCGGTTATCTTCGTCCAGACGTTATTGACAAATGAGTACACATATGAGTAGTCGTAGTTGTTGTTACTTACGATAAGCTCGCGGTTCTTCTGGTCGTATCCTATATGCGCTACACTTGAGTTGTTCTTCAGGTATAATGCAAAGTCGGTCTCTGACAGTGAGTTACGTAGATGAACGAGCTGAGGGTGAGCAAGATATGTGTTTATCAGCTCTGACTTGGTTGCTATCGGTGAGGCATAGTCACCTCTTAATGGCTGACTCAGAAGTATGCCGTCCCCTCCATTAAGCATTATAAGACCTTCGCTTGTTGAGAAGACCACAAGTCCTCCCGCCCGGGTAATAGATGCGGGGTTGTTACAGATATGATCGTTCAGCGGTACTACGTTTGAGATCACCGTTCCTCCATCACCAAGCTCCATAGCCCACATCCCGGATTCAGTAAACACCAGTATAGGGAACTGGCCGAACTGTCCCTGAGATATTGGTATAGTGTTGGTCTCAAAACCTATGATCCTGCTGAGTCCTACTGCATAAGTGTACTTTGACGGGAATGTGAGCGGGTTATTTAATGCGCTCATCTTGACTATGTTAGAGTCAGTGTATGAGTTCTTTGATGTGTCTGGCAGCGGAGATATTTCCGGGACATAATTATTCCAGTCAATAGTCGGCGGGGTCTCGGTGCCGTAATTTATAAAGAGCTTAACCGACAGGTTATGAAACTGTAGCGGCGTTAATGTGTGGTTGAATAATATATCAAGCTCTTCGGTAGAGGCATCCCTCTTAACTATATTAACTGCATATGCACGTTTGTCTGGATATGACAGTACTACCGGATATGATATTACCCTGCGGGTAAATGTAGAGGAGGATGAGATAACAACAGCTCTCTCACCACTCTCTGTCTTCAACCTGAAATACATATCTATGTAGTAGGGATCGACAGTCTCTTCTCCTACCGGGGTGAATAAAGAGCTTGGGTCATACCCGTTAAAAAGCCTTACTGATATATCGCCTATAATCAGCCTGCCATTATAAATTAGATTGGACGAGGAATTTATAGTGTGATGTGAGAAGTCATCCTGAGTAAGTATCTCAAGTCCTTCATAGTTATTCAGGTCTCCCGGCTCGGCAAACAGATATGGCTGAACAAGTTCTCCCTCGTATAATATTGGAATGCCTATCTTGTCAACAGGGACTGATAAAACCTTATAATAGATTCCGTTAAGTATGTCTGTATCAAACCGTTTACCGGATGGCACCCCGGGAGAACTTTCTTCCCCATACCCCCTTACCTTACTGTATTCGCCTCCTTCATACCATCCGAGTCTGTTCGGATCATTTGACGGGATAGGCTTTGTCATAAACATTACCACATTCTTAATAAGGTTCTTATACTCGTTATTAAGCTTGCTGAGTATCTCGTCATTACTGTCCGATTCAACATAGGTGAGATATAGTTTCCCTCCGTAGGCGTAAATCTTCCCGGTGCTGTAATCAATATTTTCATAGATCATGGGATGATTCCCGGGATCAAGAAACATTACCTTGGGATTGGAGTGACAAACTATGCTGCCATCAAAAAGCTCATACGCATATCTTACCGCTACAATACCTTCATCAAAACCAAGCTTGCGTATGGATGTAAGCCAGTCCCCATAAACAGCCTTAAATGAGTCTGTACTCACCTCATTATATTCTTTCTCAATACTTTTAGGTGGCGGGGTGATTATGAGCGGGGGATACCAACCGGTAAGGCTTGAACTGATATTAAGATCAAGGAGTTTCGGCAAGCGGTCTTCAATAAATGTATATCCTGATCCTGTCCATGCAAGGAACATAAGCTTCTTATCCTGAGAATCAGATATAACCACCATGTTCTTAAGTGCTGTGAATGAGAGGAACGAAGCCTTTCCGTTTCCAATATCTGCTATCACAGTGTAATTATCCGGGTCATCAAGCTCCCATGTTATGATCTCGCCGCGGGTGTTGTTATATCCGATGTAGTTCTTACCGGCTGTGGCGTTCTGAATGTCGGTATCCGGGTCGATGTTATGGACAAAAACTATTGACACTGCAGGTGTTCCGCTTGGGGTTTTAACCTGCTTCTTACCAACTGGCACCCAAGACCCGTCCTTGAACCTCATGTTTATTATCTCGCTGCACACGCCATGCTCGTCGTTGCGCGGGTCTCTGTTTATACCACTAACCTTTATTGCTTCCATTTCTCCCTTGTCCTCTGTTTTTTAACATATTATACTGGTTGTTGATAATCTGGTAGACCCCGCTCTTCCCAATCTTTCTCCCTCCCTCTGAGGCACCGGCATCTCCTTCGTCCTTTATTGCCCGGGTTAAAGCGTCAACAGCTTTTGTCACAGCCTCAAGGTTATTGGATTTAAGTATCAGCTCTTCCAGTCTGCGAAGCCCGATCTGGCGAACCTTGACAAGATCAAGCGACACCTGCTCGGCGATCCTTAACTTCTCGGCCTGTAACTCACCGGCGACAACCTCGATCTGATTCCTGCCCTTGAATGTATCCCTGCCAAGTTCCCTGTACCACATCTTGATCAGACCCTGACTTATGCCGGTTTCCTTTGCAGTTTTCTCCAGATCATAGTTATTGTCCTGATACAGAGCCACTACCTCAATTTTTTTCCTCTGAGAGTAGTCCGGCACCGTAATAGTTATGTCTTTTTTTACCGCCATTATATTTCTTACTGTATGATTTTCCGTTTAATTGACAGTAAAAATACTGCTTTCTGTATATATTATATGTCCTTTTGTATGTAAGTTAGCAACAATTTTTATACAAAAGCATAGAATTATGTTAGTATCTACAGCCTTAACACTTGCATCACTCGGAGCAAAGCTTGGCTCTGGGATAGCTAACGCGGTCAAAATGAATGACCAGATGAAATCAGCAAGGAAAGAGATGGCAAGTCTCGATGACTGGTATAAGGCTGAATCAAACGAAGACTACCTGAACACAGATCAGGCTCAGAATGTACTGAGGAAGCTTCGCGAGATGATAAAGAAAAATCAGGAGGTGACACAAAATACAGCCGCCGTAATGGGAGGCACAGCAGAAGCTCAGGTAGCTGCAAATGAATCAAATAATCAGGCTCTTGCAGAAGCAATGTCTGGTCTGGCTGCTCAGGATACGGTAAGAAAAGATTCCCTGCGTGGTGACTATCTCGGACAAAAGAGAAGTCTGCAGGAAAGGCTTTATCAGTTAAAGAGCGCACAGATGCAATCTCTTGTTAATGCAGGACAGAATGCAGGTGATGCTATAGGAACAGTAGCAGGTGGCGAAGCAGCCGATGCGTTTGGAGGTAAGACACTTGGAGACCTGTTCGGCTTTGGTAAGGGAAAGAAGAAATCCGGCGGCACACAAACATCCATCTCCATTTAGAGCTAATAACATAATTCATTGAAAGATGCCAGATAAAAACAGACAGTCATACACACAGGGGACTGAACTCGATCTCGGAGATTACCTTAAGGCAGTTGACTCCCTCAATGCCCAGTCCCCTTATCTTGGCCTTGCAGATCAGGCACTTCAGCCAAATGAAGACCCGCAGTATGGAGAAAGACTTAAGAGGTCATCCCGCATAAACGCATGGGGTGACGTACTGTCATCAATCTTTGACAGTGCTGTCGCAGCCTCCGGCGGTCTGGTTGGAAAGAACGGCCAGAACCAGTATCAGCTCCGTAACCTTGAGGATTACAACAGGGAGAGGGCAAGGGTTCTTGGTGAGAAGAGACAGCTTCAGGTGGCACAACTTCAGGATATAGTTAATAACGCAAGGTTTAATATTGATAGCCAGAGAGCTAAGGATAGTGCAAAACTTCAGGGCGCACTGGCAAAGGCGAAATCAGAGTTTTATAGCAGGGAGAATATCAGGCAGCAGTCTCAGGCCGCAGACATTAATAAGCAGCAGGCTGATGCCAGATACGCTCATGAGCAGCAGCTTCAGGATAAGCGCAGTGCAGCCGACAGATACCAGAGCGATATGATGTATAACAGGTATCGCGACTATCCTTCCGGCAGCAGGACGCAGAGCGTAGGTCTTGAACTTAATGATTCAACCGGGAACCTGTACAAGATTTCAAATGCACAGATACCACAGATGTATGCCTATATCAAGAAGAACCTTGGCAGTATAGCTGATGAGTCAATCAGAAAGCAGGTTGCCTTTGATGAGAAGTTTGATCGTGGCAAGATAGACCTGCAGTATCAGAAGGATGTCATATCAAGCGTATTTGAAGACCCATCTGTCAATCAGGAGTTTGTGCGCCTTGCAACAAGGGGTGATGGTACTCCCGCCGGTAACATGGTAATGCAGAATGCGGCAAACACAACACCCGAGAAAAAGGCCGGGAACCCACAGGAACTCGTAGCCCCACTGGTAAATAAAGCAAGAGCAATTATAGGAAGCAAGAGTGATTCCAAATTAAAAAAGGCTGAGCTGATAAAGCTTATAAATCAGCAGTATCCAGACATGGATAATGCATCTAAGGCTCAGATATATCAAATGCTTGTAAAGAACGCTCAGTAATATCTATTATGATGGGGGAAAAGGAAAACGATCTTCTTAGTATTAGTCCTGAAGAATTTGATCTGGAGATGATATCTCCTGAAGAATTTGATATGCCGCAGGAGCCGGAGAAAGGAACGCTTGGGCAAGGTATAAAGGCAGGAGCCAAGATGTTGAACGCCGGTGCAAATATCTACACCGGCTCTCTTATTAATAAGGCTACAGGTGAAGATAAAAGGGAAAGACTATATGGTGTATGGGATGAGCTTAAAGACCCGCAGGCAAGAAGTCAGGCAGCAGAAACTGCACGTCAGAAACTTTCAGACATTGAGTCCACAAACAAAGACTTTATTGAGAAGTACGCATTCCTTAAATCAAAATACGAGAAGATATTTCCAAGTGACAAGGAGAATGAAGTGGTCGACAGGCTTCAGCCCGGGGCAAGTAAATACATGGCTCTTGGTCAGGTTGTCGCAGGAAAGCATAAGTTCCCGGCTGAGGAAGAGAAATTCCTTAAAGAGAACAGAGAAAAATATGAATCCCTTACCAAAGAGACCGAAGGATTAAGATCGTATATTGAAGATATAGAAGAGGTTAACGCCCGCGCAGCAGAAAAAGGAGAAGAGGCTGCAGGCTCCTATTATAAGAAAGCCGCAGACAATGAGACCCTCGGCGAAAGGATGGTTGCCAAGGGCGAGAGGAAGATGGGTGAGATACCAGAGAAGAAAGGCTTTGCATATAACGCAGGGGTGATGATCCCGCAGGGACTGGGTATTGCAGCGGCAATAACATCCGGCATCTTTACAGCAGGGAAAAGTCCTCTGGTGCAGATGATCCCTAAGATGATCGCCGTAGGAAGTACAGGTTACCTGACTGCAGGAGCAGGCGGTATGGCGATGAATGACTACAAGGAATATGCTGAGCCAAAAGGTGAATACGATCCTGATACCGCGCTTAAGATAGGAACGGCATCCGCTGCTATAGAGATGGTGTCCGAATGGATTCCATATACCAAGATAGTTCCCAAGCATATAATGGGAAGGATGTCGGCACAGGCATTTGTCAAGAACCCAAAGCTTGCAATAGACTTTGTTGACCAGTGGGCGAAGAAGTTCCCGAAGAAATACGCTGACTATGTGAGGGTTGTATCTGGCATGAACGCCAAGGGAATGGTAGAGGGAGCATCGGAGGCTGTAGCTGAGATGGGCTACATCATGATGGAAGACCTTTATAAAGACCCGGACGACAGGCCGAAGCTCAATGAGATGTTCAACCGTACAGCACAGAGCTTTGTGGCAGGATATGCTTTCGGGATATTCTTTGAACCGCTCGCTGCAGGAGCCAAGTACAGGGAAAACTATCTGAGGCGCAAGGAAAATGGGATTACCCTTGTATCTACAAAGGACAGCCCGGATCAGATATATGAACTGATTGGCAGCCGTAAAGATGGATCGGCTATTGTAATGGATAACAAGGGTGAGGAGAAAGTTATCGACTTAGGTAACATTGATCAGAACATCTCACTCAATAATAAACAGTTAAATGAATACCTCGATGCTATGGGTAATAGCGGTGAGGATATTCAGAAGGTAAAGAGAAATATCATTGCCGAGAACTACAGGCAGCAGCTTAATGCCGAGGCCGGTAGGTACAGGGGTGATGACGGTAACCTTACTCAGGCATTCAGAAATTCAGACACTAATAAAGAGAATGAGCTGTTTATAATAGGCTCGCTTGACTCTGAGAACTATATCGTTGAAGACCCATCCAAACCACCGGAAGCATCAAGATATTCCATACCTAAACTGGTAGTCTCTATTAATGAGATCGAAAGATATGATGATTTTGTAAGCAGAACAGTAGACGCACAGGTAGAGGAATACTTTGCGTCAGAGCCTGCCCCTGAGATTGATGCTGATGTAGTTGATTTCAAGGCAGGTGATGAATATAATTTTAACGGCACCAAGGTTAAGGTAACCAAGGTTGCCCCAAATGGCAATGTTACTATTTCCAACCCGGAGTTAGGCGAAGGGGTCACTACCACTCTCACACCGGAAGAAGCTATTAACCTGACCCCTGTTGTGGAATCGGGAACCCAACAGGATCAGTCATTGTTAATGCCCGAGCTTCTTGACGAGAAGGGAAAGGCAGTTGGCCTTGAGCAGCTTGAGGACGGGACTACTATATTATCCAAATCATTCAAAGATGAAAAGCAGGCTCAGACAGAAGCTGACAGACTTAATAAATTGTACCCTGATTACAGCTTCTCATGGCAACATCATGTACCTGAAAGAGGGGAAGGACAGCCCGCGAGGCCAGTTAGGGAGGTCATTGTTGTTAGCCAGAAGGATAAGTCTTCTCAGTCTGAGCAATCCCCAACTTACAGATTTGATGGAGCAGAGATTACCAAGGCTCAGGCCAAGGCAAAAGTTCTCCGCGCGAAATCAATCGACGACATATCCAAGCTTGAAATAAGCAGCGATCCAGAACTTCAGGCAGTTATCGATAAGAAATTTCCTCAAGTTCCGGCATCGTATAAATTTCAGGATGAGGATATTGACAAGGAAACGGCACTCGCTCTCATTGAGGAAGCCCAGTCACCTGAAGAGCTTAATGATCTGCAGGTCACCGGAGACAAGGAGATTGAGGAAGCTATTAAGACAAGGTTCAGCCCGAAGGTGGAAGATACCCAATCGGGTATAAAAGAACCTGAAACCGGGGAGAATATACCCGATCAGGATCAAAAGAAAGTAGTATCTTTACAAGACGCAAACACACAGGATAATGAGCAATCAGATAACAACAAAGACAGAGGACGAAATCCTGTCAGCGGAAAAGAAAGACCTGACCAACATAGAGCAGGTATTAAGGGAGCTGATGACGGCATACGATATGACGCTGCAAGAAGCGATAGCCGCATTAGACGAGCTACCGTAAAGGAACACACCTTTACCGAAGATGATGTAAGGGAAATCAGGAAAATCGGAGATGACCAGATCATTGACGATTATATTTCTGAAATCAACGACCCTGCATTATTCCATGAATTTATAACCGCCTCAAAAGAGAACAACAGGTATGGGGCATCTGTAGTCGTGTATCCCATAGAGGAGTACGCTAAGATGCGTCTTTTTGTAACCAAGGACGGAAAGGCAGGAGGAGCCTTAAAGCCTGATGGTGAATTAGTTTCCGCATTTTCATTTGGCGAGGGCAAGGGGAGATTGATGCAAATTCAATATCTCCGTATTAAGGAAGGTGGAACAATGAATGATTGTTTCAACACCGTTCTTCCTATTTATTATGCAAAGAATGGATTTGAGCCTGTAGCCAAGGTAAGGTGGAGTGATGATTCCGCTCCGGCAGACTGGGATAAGACAGTTTATGAGAAGTATAACGGAGGTGAGCCGGATGTTATCCTTATGGTTTACACCGGCAACAGGCATGAGAATGTTACTTATCTTATTGATGCATTACCATATTCCGATACCTATGAGGATGCTAAGAAGGTTCAGCTTGCCAGAGTCGAAGAAGTAAAAAAAGGCAAGGCTCATGATAAGTCAGTTACGGGTGAGGCAACGTATCAGTTCTTTACTGACGTATCAAAAGGACTGAGAGACAAGAGTAATGTTCCGTATAAGCCAGTACTTAAACTCACTGAAAGTCAGGATAAAACAAATCAAACCATTGCAAGTCACAGGGGTAACTTTGATGATCATATCGCAAAGAGCATCCCCGGACATAAGGAGATTCAGGCGGCTACAGCTCAGGCTGTTATTGATGCTCTTCCGCAGGGAGGTAAAGTTCTTGATATCGGAGGATCAGAGAACGCATGGGGTAAGGCCATATCACAGTTAACTGACGGTAAGATAGAAACTGTGGTGGTTGACCCTAATGATGCCATGAAGGAACACTCTGATAAAACCCCTGTCAAGGGGAATGAATATGTGTCTGCTCCTTATATGACAGGATGGGAAAACACACCGGCATGGGATTCCAATGATAAATTCGATGCAGTTCATGAGTCAATGACATTCCAGTTTATTGATAATAAGCGTGAGGCTCAGATCGATTTTATTATTGAAAACAATCTAAGTGAGAATGGGGTACTGATGCTTGAGGAAAAATTCTCCCCTGAAAACAAAGCAGATAAAAGAAACCCGGATTCACAGTGGCGCAAGAACGAGGAAAAGAAAGATGAGTATAAGCGTCAGTATTTCAATGATAGTGAGCTTACTAAGAAAAAAACAGAGGTCGTCGAAGGTATGCATGACGGCCAGATATCTACCAAGGCACTTGAGGATATCCTGACAAAAAGGTTTGTCTATGTTGGTAGGTACTGGAATAGCGGCAACTTCTCTGGATATATCGCTACAAACGATAAGGCGAAGTTCGATGCTGCGATGAACTCTATCGGTACTACCGGCCAGAGTGAGTTTACAGTTGACCCTATTGGCGCACTAACAGGCACTGCAAACAAAACCGCTGCACCAAAACAAACCACCTCTACTAAGGAAAAACGCCGTACAAGAATAGCTGAAAAGAAATCTGCCAAGCAAAAGGCAAATCAGCCCGTACAAGAGAAGATCGAGCAGGCAGGTGAGCATACGGATGTCAATCCAACAGACGCTCAGAAAAGCTCTGGAAAGTACCAAAAAGGAGAGGTTACTATTCAGGGATACACTATAGCTATTGAGAACCCCAAGGGCAGCATAAGATCAGGTAAAGACTCCTCCGGCAGGGAGTGGTCGACCGAGATGAAGAATGACTACGGGGAGATACAGGGTATCACCGGAGCCGACGGAGACAAGCTTGATGCATTTATAGGGAAAGACCCTTCGTCAAAACTTATCTTCGTTGTTGACCAGATGAATGATGCAGGAAGGTTTGATGAACATAAGGTTATGTTTGGCTTCCAGTCTGCATCAGCAGCAGAGAGAGCATACCTTGATAACTATGAATACGGGTGGAATAAAGCTGCAGCCATAACCGAATTTACAAAAGAGGAGTTTGATGAATGGATTCAGAAGCGCGACAGAAATAAAGGAAAGCCCGCGAATAAACACTTCTCCCAATCCAAGGCTGCGATAACCAACTCACTAACAGAGTTTAATAAAAAGACCGGCACTATAATCAAAACTGAGATAGTGCAGAATAGAGATGAGCTTCCCCCGGAGGTTGCCAAGGAAAACTTTGAGGGAGGTATCTATTATGATGATACAGTCTACTTTGTGGTTGATGAGATTCCAAACACACATGAGGCTGCTAAGATATGGATGCATGAGATAGGTGTTCATGCCGGACTAAGAAAGCTATTTAACGGCAGGGCAAACTACAGGGAGCAGATGAGAGATGTGTACGACTCAGTACGGCACACCGAACAGATGAAGAAGATTCGTGCCGAATATCCTGACTATGACCAGATAGCCCTTGCTGATGAGTATCTTGCATATCTTGGTGAAACATTCCTTAGCGGGCAGGATGCATTCTCTGCCTTGGATAAGGTTGAAGCAACTACTTGGAACAGGTTTGCAAACTGGTTCAGGTCTGTAGCCCGTACCATTATACCAAATCTTTCACTGTCTGATACAGAGATCGCAGGAATAATAGTAGACTCGTACCGCGCAGCCAGAGGTGAAAAGCCTAAGTTCACAAGGGCAAGAAGGGCATCCACAGTCTCTGAGCTTTTTGACTCAGATGAAATAAGAATCCCTACCATAAGGGCAAGAAGAGAGATAGCTGCCAACCCTAAATTCAGGGAGTGGTTCGGAGATAGCAGGATAAAAGACAATAATAATCTGCCAAGGGTTATGTTCCATGGGACTACCGGTGACTTTGATGAGTTTGTCGGAGATGGTAGACCTATATTTATTTCACCAAAGCCTGAGTTTGCGGAGGTATTTGCAGGTACCGGAGGTGTCAAAACCAAAATAGATAAGGAAAGCGGCAATATAGAATATGACTTTAAGAGTTATGCTGATGATCCGAATGTAACCAAACGTAGCAGGGCTAATATTATGCCACTGTACGTCAGGGCTGAAAGACCTTGGGACTATGAAAATGCAGATGATGTTCAAGCTCTTGTGAATCATGTGTATTCAAGGGGCGGGGATATGTATAGCCAGAATGACATTGAGATGTTTGACAACCTGTCAAGCGGAAGTTGGGCTACAATAGAGATTTACAGCGATCTGATAAGGGAGCTTGGATATGACGGCTTCCACGTTAAGGAATATGGTGTTAAAAACCTTGCAGTATTTAACGGAAATCAAATCAAATCAGCTACCGGAAACTCCGGTGAGTTCAGTCTGGCTGAAACTAATATCAGATCACGCAGGTCAAACAGCGTAGGTGCCGTAACAGACACAGAATTACAGCAGTCAAAGGCCGCTTGGATGAAGCAGGGCTTGAAATCTCCGTACTTTAAGGCTTGGTTTGGCGACTGGGAGGATAAAAACAAGGATGGAGTGTCAAAAATTACAGACGAAGATGGCATTCCAATGCGCGTATATCCTGTAAAGGGCGATATCACAGCCAATCTTGAAGACCCAAACAGTAATATCCTTGTCACAGGCGTTAAAAATGAGGACTCTGATGCGGCAGACTACTATGCAAACACTAAAAACCCGTTTGATTTCGACAGCGACGCTGCAATTTCTGAGCTTGCCGAGTATATTTCGCAGGATTCAGAGCGTCTTGCCCAGTTTAACAGGGTAACCGGGGAGTATCTTGACAGTATTGAGGGTGAAACCGAGCCAATAGGTCAGGCTTTTTCACAGGAAGACGTGGAAGATGCGCTTCAGGTGATGGCAGACGGGGATCGCAAGAAATCACTACCGTATATATCAGATATAATCAGGAATTCTGGCAGGTTTGATGGGATGATACTTGATAACAGCCCGGAAAACTTCAGTGCTGTGGTGTTTGACCAGTCTCAACTGGCTGAATCAGCAGCAACAGAGGCAAGTACGCAATACTATAGCCCTGAAGTACTAAATAAAGCCGCAGATAATGGCGTTCCTTCCCCTCTTGGACTGCCAACTACCATTAATGATCCTGATATTTCAAGGGCAAGGAGGGTAAGTGTAAGCGATAACTATAAATTATCATATGTCAAGGAGTCAGACCTTATTGATATTAAGTCTCTTATCAAAGAGGTAAGCGAGAAGAAGCAGAAGGTGTGGTTCTGGACTGCGGATCAGCTTGGCCGGGGAGAATATTATGATACCGTAATAGGCGATACACATTTTCTTGATGCAGGAATATCATACGCCCTCGACGAGAAGCACAGAAAGGAAAACAGGGCATGGGCATCAAGCCTGCCACCAAAAACTCTGAATAACTTACTGCAAAACTCAGACTATATCTTTATTGTAAGCGGCTCTCCGACCTCAAGTCATGCATTCAACAAGCGGGTATTTGAGCTTTTCCGTAAGAGGGTGGAGACCGTCGGGGATTATAAGCAGTTCAAAAGAGCAGTACTCAAGGCATCTAATGTTACACCTATTAATGATATACTTGAGAGGCATGACTCATTTGATTCACTGGCAGAAAGCCCGGATCGCAAGGAGCTGCTTAACCAGATATATGATCAGCAGAAAAGAAAGACAGACACGCCGCTCAAGAAAGCATTGTCGAAATATAATGCACTGTTTGATCCTCATGAATTAAGGGATGATTTTCTAAGGGAGAATGGTTTTGATAAGGGCGACATAATGCTTGTCCTTAAACCAATAGCAATAGCGGAAAACAGCGCAGATCATTCAACGTACCTCCATGAGATTTACGGTGATGTTATTGGAGTACCCGATCATATAGTTAATTCATTCGACCTGCTGCCAAAAGAGTTTGACAAAAAGCTTAGCGCAAACCAAAAGCTCAGGGCGGTAACCGGATATAGCGGCGCAAAGGTTCATGAGATAACCTCAGAAAAACTGGAGGATGTCAGGGCAAGGCGCAGTCTGCGCGATCTGAATAAACCAGAAGAACTTGCACTGCCGGACGGAACAAAGATTCCTAAGATGCTGACAAAGACAGATAAGCTTCGCGAGCTTGTTCAGGATCGAATGCTGTCAGTACGTAACATTCAGGATGAAGTGATTCGCAGGGGAGGAAGGATCGATGAGTCAAGTAATACCTATGAAGAGGAGAACAGGGCTGACTCAATGACACGCAGGGCTACCACAGACTTTGATCAGGATGTCTTTGACCCGATGATTGAGTTTGCTGCATCACTTACTACTAAATATAATGGTCTGACATTCGATAATGTCCAGATGTACCTAAAGGCAAAACACGCTATAGAGCGAAATGCCCAGATGTTTAAAAGGACAAAGCGCGATGTTAACTCAGGTATACCTACCGACAAGGCTAAGATAATTGTTGAACAGTTTGAGAGAGAGGTAGATGCAGCAGATGTAGCAACATTGTGGCGGCACGTACATAAGGCCACCGACTTTATACTGAACAGATATCTTAATGATGGATTTATATCCCGGAATGGTTATGACATCATAAAGAAAACCTACAACTTCTATGTTCCGCTTCGTGGTTGGAAGGTTAAGGAAAGACCTGAAAGTGTATTCGACTACCTTGATGATGCCGACAGGGTTTCCTACTCTCCGATAAGAAAGGCCGAAGGAAGAGTTACCGAGTCAGAAAATCCGCTTGAATATATTCAGGCCATGGCTCATTCTGCCATTGCATCAGGAAATAAGAACAGCATCAAGCAGAATGCAGCAAGGATGGTCTTTAATAACAAGGGGATGGACGATCTCTTTTATATGAAGAAGTACTGGAAGGTTAAGACAGGTCTTATTGATCCTGTTACCGGGAATGAGATCGAGGAAGAGTATGACCAGAAACCGGACGACGCTTTATTTAAAGCCGGGAAGGTAAGGTACGATTATATCCGTAGTCAGCACAAAGCATACCGCACATCTGAAATGAGCAGTCAGCATGAGGTTGATGTGTTTATTGAGGGTGAGAAATATACCATGGTATTCCAAGACCCTGCTGTGGCAAACGCTATTGACAGGAGGAATGTATGGAACCCGCCTATAGCCGAGGGGCTGCAGAAGAGTGTTGGTGTTATGACAAGGCTTATGTCTTCACTGGCAACTTCCAAGAACCCTGCGTTTATTCCGATCAACCTTATACGTGACGTTAGCTATGCAATGACAAGCCTGTCAATGCAGGATGACCTGAGCGCAGCCAGAACGCTTAAAAACATGGGTAAGGCTATGGGGTCGATAAAGCGGCACCTGTATAGCAGGAATAAAGATTTCGATCCTGTTAACAACCAGACAGATAAACATTATAATGACTTCCTGAAAAATGGCGGCGAGACTGGGTTTGTACATCTTAAAGATATTACAAGACTCCAGAAGCAACTTGTTGCCAAGGCTGAGTTGTTAAAGCGCAAAGCCTCCGGGGGAACAGTTCCTATGGATGTACTTAAATCTATATGGAATGTAGTTAACGAACAGCTTGATAACTTCGCTACACTGTCTGAGAACGCAACGAGGTTTGCAGTATATCTCACTGCTATAGAGCAGGGTAAGAGTATTAACGAAGCTGTTAAGGCTGCTAAGAATATTACCGTAAACTTTAACCGTAAGGGAAGGATTGCTACAGCGGCAGGCTCCCTGTATGCATTCTTTAACGCAGCAATACAGGGTGGTCAGAACTTTGCAAGGCTTGGTAAGAGACACTCCAAGAAGTTCCTGATAGGATCAGCAATGTTTGCAGCAATGGGTTATCTGATCTCAAAGCTCAACGCAGACTGGGATGATGATAATGATGACGAATATGGTGAGTCAAACTACAGACTGTTAAGTGATTATGTTAAGCACACCAACATTGTCATCCCTGCAACAAAGAAAGGTAAGTTTATAACTATCCCGCTGCCTCATGGATTCAGGGCAATATACAGCCTTGGCGTACTGGCTCATCAGCTTGAGAAGGGCGAGAAAGATTTTGGTCAGGCAGTTGGCTCGTTTGCATCTAATGTGATGGAAAGCGTTTCTCCGATAAACGCCATGGCATTCTATAATAAGGAACAGGATAAATGGACTGCCAGACCGGCTGTGCCAACTCCTCTTCAGCCTATATGGGATATAGCGTTTAACGAGGATTACCTTGGCAATACTGTCTATAACGAACCATTTATGAAAACATGGGATGGCCTTGTGGCAGACAGCAAGCTCGGCAAGTCTACTGTATCCAAACCAATAGAGTCACTTACCAACTTCCTGTATGATCTTGGGTCAAAGGGAAATACCACTAAATCAAAGTATTACTTCGAGGATGGCAAGGTTAAGAAGGTGCCGGAGATATTTGACTGGAATCCGTCAAAGGTCGAGCATATATTCGAGGGGTACCTTGGTGGGGTTGGAAGGTTTGCTACCGACATAATCAAGACTTCAACCGGGATTATAGAAGCAGCACATACAGTGGTAACTGAGGATAAGGCCATGAAGGATGCCATATCTGAATCAATGAATGTGAACTTCCTTCCAGTTGTACGCAGGCTGTATCAGTCACCATGGGGTGATTCTGCAGTAAAGAAATACTACGTAATAAGGGACGAGGTTGAGACATATGACTTTATGGTTAATCAGGCCAAGAAGGAACTTGATGTAGACCTGATGGAATCCCTTATGAATGACGAGGAACTTAAAACCAAGTCTATGATTTTTAATGCTACAAAGAAGAGCATGGATAAGATTATTAACTCAGTATATACAAGCGGTGATAAGAATGAGATTGATCAGGGCTTGAAGGACAGGGAGGAGCTTATACAATATACGATTGAAGAGATAGAAAAGGCAACAGGTAAAAAAATAAAATTTTAAGATATGAAATTCGATGTAGCTGAAATTGATTTCGCGAGGATAAAGACTAACGGTATAGCAAATACTGTTCAGAATACTGTGATGGGTAGTGAGTTTCTGGATGATTCCCGCGAGAGTGTAAATGAAAACACAAGGCTGCTTGAAAGGGCTTACAGTCACTGGAGAAGTCTTACTGACTTTCGTAAGCGTACAGCAAGGGCAAGGGATTACTTCAGGGGGTTCCAGTGGAAAGACCTCATAGAAGACCCTCTGACAAAGAAACAAGTCACAGAGGAAGATTTTATTAAATCTCAGGGAAGGGTTCCGTTAAAGCAAAACCTTATACGCCAGATGGTTAAGAACCTTCTCGGACAATACAGGAGTAATCCGACAAAAACTGTTGTCGTATCAAGGGTTGCAGAAAAGGCGCGGGAGTCGGAGATGATGACCAACGCTCTCCATGCAGCCAAGCAGTTGAATAACCTTGAGGAGAAGGATGTTCGTTCGCTTGAGATGTTTTTTATTTCAGGCGCATCGATCGACAAGGTTCTCTATTCGCCGGACAGGATACGCGACAACGAGGATATACTTGTTAAAAAGGTGAACCTCTCCCGGGCTATTTTCAACGCTGATATAGAGAGTGTTGATGACATCAAGCTTATAGGTGAGATACACGACCTGACCCTTGATGAAGTTATCGGTGCCTTTGCCAAGAATAAATCTGACGAGGAAAGAATAAAATCATTCTATCGCAATGCCACAAATAATGACCCGATGACTATTAATCAAAGGGGGCTTTCGTCAAAAAATAAGGATGAGATTGACTTCTATATACCGAAGGATATCAGCAAGTGCCGGGTGTTTGAACTCTGGGAGCTAAAGTCTGAGTGGAGAATGAGGGTACATGATTATGCCGATGCATCCTATGAGGTAAGGACTGATGTTACCATGGAGGAGATAAAGGCAATTAACGCACAAAGGATCGCAAGGGGGACTGAGTTGGGTGTGCCGCTTGACAGCATCCCGCTTGTTGTTGCAGAAGAATACTACGACAGCTTTTTCTATGTGAAGTTCTTAACTCCTTACGGCCAGTCTCTTTTCGAGGGTGAAACCCCATATAAACACAAAGAACATCCGTATGTGATTAACCTTTTCCCGCTTATCGATGGCGAGGTATGGGGACTGGTGGAGGATGTTATTGATCAGCAGAGATATGTAAACAGACTTATTACACTGATGGACTTTGTGATATCAGCATCCTCAAAAGGAGTCCTGCTTATACCGAAGGATATCATACCGGAAGACATGACCATTGATGACTTCGCTCAGGAGTGGAGACAATTTAATGGCGTTATCGCCTACACCCCGAAGCCTCATGGAAAGGTACCTGAACAGGTGTCTGCAAATTCAGCCAACTTCGGAGTGACAGAACTTCTGTCTATGCAGATGAAATTATTTCAGGATATCTCCGGGGTACATGAAGCTATTCAGGGCAAGCAGTCTGTGTCAGGTACACCTGCAGCTCTGTATGCTCAGCAGGCTCAGAACGCAACCATCAACTCAATGGACTACGTGATGGCATTCAATAACTTCAAACAAAGACGCGACTGGAAGATACTGCAGGTGATTCAGCAATTCTATCAGGAAGAAAGATATCTTGCGGTTGCAGGTATATCTACCAGACCGGAGACAAGGATATACGATCCTCACAGGGTTGAGAATATGCATTTCGACACAGTGATAACTCAGGGTGTTGACTCCCCGGTCTACAGGCAGATGATTGATGAGTACCTGATTAAGTTCTTTGAGGTGGGAGCCATTGACTTCGAGATGCTTCTTGAAAACTCTGCTCTTCCGTTTGCTAATCAGCTCCTTGATGCTGTACGCAAGCGCAGGGAAGAAATGACTGCAGGGCAGGGAGGTAATCTTCCAGATGATCTACTTGCTCAGCTTAACGGGCAGGCAAACCCAAAAGCGATGGAGCTACTGAATAAAGCAATGGGTAGCTCACAGATGAAGCCTGCCGCATAATATACGCCCCCCTCTGGAATGTTTGTTCCAGAGCCGACACTACGTTACGACGTGTGTTTAAAAAGAAAGCCGGTCTTATGAACCGGCTTTCTACGTTTAACCATAAACCTGTAAACTACCCACAAGCTAAAGACTTGTGGGCTTTCTTGCTAATTTTCCTTTAAAATGGTGATTGATCTTCTCCGTAATCATCTTCTACAGATACAGGTACTCCGTTTCCATTGCTTCCTCCAGAGTTGCTGCCCTTAAATACGAGAAATTTTTCGACCTTGACGGCAGTAGCGTACTCGGTCTTCCCTCCTCTTTCAAATTTCCAAGTCTTGATCTTCCCCTCAATATAAACTTCCACGCCTTTCTTAAGTTTCTCTACGGCTTTTTCTGCAAGCCTGTCGTAGAAGCGAAGCTGAACCCAGTCAACTATCTCCTTCCACTCTCTTGTTTTTTTGTCCTGATAAGATTCAGAACAGGCTAACGAGCCTCTTGCTATTGGAGTAGCTCCGACATTTGTTCTGTCGATTGCGACATCGGCACCAAGACGGCCGATTAAAATAACTCTGTTTACTGACATAATACTAAAGTTTAAGTTACGAAATATATTTGACCTTTCTTTTAATTACCGGTGGATCAGCAATAAAGAGAGCCTCTTTATCAAGATGGTATATATTAACCCCCTTTGCCATAATACCTTTTTTCTTTAATACTTTTATCGCCTCCCTTGTCACAGCTCTTAACTTGCCATTCCAGTCTGGGAGGACATAATATCTCTGGTTATTTTTTTCTGCAAGAAATAAAGCTTTTGCTTTCACATCTCTTAACTCCTTAAGCTCTCTTCGTCTGCGAAGATACTCATTTATGTAATTAAAAAAACGTTTAAGTGTATTCATAAATTAGATTTTATTAACATTTTTGATATATAAAACAGACATTTGTCAGTATTTAATCTTTTTTAACACCCCGATCCCGTATGTTGTTATCTCTATCAGCGGTGAATTTATTCCCTCCCGCTTGGCTACGATCTTTTTCCGGGCAAGAACATTCAGGTCATCCCTTACCTCCTTGCCGAACCTGTTGTAAATATCTACGAGCTTGAAGAATGGGAATAATGTCTCCTCATATCTTTGCTTCATATACTTAATCATCTCTTTTCCTTTGTCACTTATCATATTGAAGCCTCATTAATTATTTGTGTCTGCCTCTTCTGGCCAACAATATTTCCATGCTCGTCAAATACAACCTCCTTCATCACCCTTGGGGTATCCATGTAAAACATTGCCATCCAGACGCATCCCGCTGTTGCCATCACAAGGTCGTCGTGCTTTCCTACTACCGCACCATACTTACCGTTTGGTTTTATCTCATAGCTGTCCATTTCATCACAGACCCTTACATCCCTTTCTATATACCCGCCACCTTTTATATAATCTCTGGCTGCACCATTAAGTGTATCAATGATCATTGCCTTTGTCTTAATGTTGGTATGAAACCCCCATTGAACAGGAAGTCCCTGCCTAACCTTCTCTGGGTCAGTACGATAATATAGATTTGGGTAGAAGTTTACGATCTCATTAAGTACCGTAAGGAAGTGATCCCCTTCGCTTTGTGTTGTATCAAGTGAGTTTGTTTCAAGGGCAAGCAGGCCGTTGTTGTAAAACTTTGCAAGCTGAGCGGCTTTCCATGCAAACATATCCTGATCCATATGACCGCGCCATGTTGCTACAGTTACAGGCTGACCTCCGTCAACCATCCAGTATCTGTCAATCACCCGGATCACTGACCAGTCTGCCTTATCTGTCCTTCCCCCGATATCTGCGAACAGTGCGTATCTGTTTGATACAGCGATTGCTTTGTCTGGAAGCTCCCATATATATAAATGCCCCTGATCAAGATTCTCAAACCTGATGTCTATAAGAGACTCAGCTCCGGTTGTTCCTTTCGCATACAGGTCACCTATATACTTCGGTCTCATCACACCCTTGCGCAGGTTAAGGATATACTGCGGAGCAAATGCCCTGTGTCCTGTGGACTGGAAAGCTTCCTGTGGAAATGACGGGAACTCAGACTTCATCCTCCAGTCATCATAGTTCTCGTTAGCCCTGAATCTGATATACCAGTTTATACCTTCGAGTGTTGCCCCAAGCTCAAACAGGTTCCACTCATACTCGCCCATAGTATTAATAAATGCTTCAATATCTTCTATGTCAGTATGATATCTTTCTATTTCAAACCATGGAACAAACACAGGAACGTATGATGACTTTCTGGATTCGGCATCCTCCCACTCCCGGTGAAAGAAATTACCCACCCCTTTTGCTGTGGACTCCATTACTATTAAGGTGTCAGCGATATCAGGAACCGCAGCACGAATAGCCTGAGCCAAGTCCTCACCTGATCTTTGGGCAGTCGTTCTCCACATTCCAACCTCAGACAAATGACACATGGCAATATCAAATGATCGCAAGGCTTCAGGCTTTTGTGCTGATCCCACATTGACTATACAATTCCTCTCCTTGATTATCCTGACCTTTGCTGAACCTTCAAATGGTGCAAATGTTAAAGCTCCAAGCTCCTCCGGGTATTTGCTTGCAAGGCGCGTGTACATATTACGTATGTTACGTGCCTGATCCTCTACGTCTGCAATTATTGCCGAATGCCAGTTACGCCGCCTGCGTATCTGCATCCATGCCATATATACCTGTACAAGCGTAGAGCCTCCCCACTGTCGGGCTTTAAGCAGTATAATTCTTATAGGTATGCCTGAAAGCCTCATGCTCTCAAGCGTTGACAGCATCTTCCTTTGTGGCTTGTTTAACCGGAACGGTATCTCGACCTTGGTTTCTTTGTCCTGAATCTTTGCAGATACAAAAGCCCAGAACTCAAAGTCATGATCAAGCCTGTCATCAGTGATCCCATCAAGGAACTGATTGATAAGATCATCATTGGAGCTGCCGTATATACTTTTAATTATTGTCTCAATACATGGTGTCTCCATCAGAATATTTACAGCAGGAATAGTCTCTATCATCCTGTTCGGAAAATAGATACACATATCCTCCTCGTCATCTTCATACACCTTAAAGTTGATCTTGGTTCTTGGGATAGGAGAACCCTCCCCGGATACCGGATCATAAAAAGAAAATAGCTCAGCGTTGCGAGCTTTGTTGATTGCTATTATCTCATCTATCTTATTCTTGGTAAGAGCCATACTACTTCTGCTTATGCAGCTTATTGATTATCCTGCTCACTGTTTCTGCGCTGATATTAAACTCTTGTGCTATCTCCTCCATTATCTCATATTGCGGCGTTAGGCGACGAACCTCCCCCATTCTCTTCAGGATTGCATCATACTTCCTGACAATCTTTTGGTTACGTACAGCCTTCTCTCCCTTTCTGCTCTTTCTTGTCTTCATATCCATTATTTAACACAGGCAAAAATACATTCATTTTACGTTTATTAAACGTCTTTTTGTAAATACTTTTTAACAGTAATGCTGTTTATGGGATGTACTTTTACACTTTGTAAGGCATATAATGCTAATCAACAACAAAATGGACAAAGAGGAGATTATCGAACAAACCGAAAAACCAGTAGAGCAGGCTGCTGCTGCTGAAGAAACTTCGACTCCATCTGCCCGGGAAAAATTCCTGAGCCGCATATCGGCCATTAACCCAGACGAAAAGATAGAGGACGAAGATGCACACTACGAGCGAGCCTTAAGTTATCTCGAACAACTTGAAAGCGAGACAGCCAAGAGGCGCGATGCTGACAAAAAGCTGCTTGATGTATTGCGCAGCGAACCAGAACTTGAAGGTATCACCAGAGCGGTGATGAAAGGTGTTCCTACACGCGCAGCCATTGCAAAGTACTTCGACCCGCAAGACCTTGTACCACAGGAAGGTGAGGACGATTTAGACGCATATAAGCAATATGCTCAGGAGAGGAGGCAGAGGCTTGAGGAACGTGAAAAATTTGAGAAGGAGGTTGAAGAAAACCTGAGTAAGTCAGAGGCGATCCTTGTCGAGTTTGCAAAGGAACATAACCTTGACGACACCAAGAAGGTGGAACTCATTGATACCGTAAGCTCTATGATGGATGACCTGTACAAAGGCATCCTCCCGAAAGAACTCCTTGATCATGTTATGCGATCCAAGATGAAAGACATCGAGGTATCGAAAGCTTTTGAGCAGGGAGAGATCAAGGGGAAGAACGAGAAGATTGAGGAAAAAAAGATTATCGCCAAGAAGACCGGTGACAACATCCCGGTATTCAACGGAGGTAAGACAGAAGAGATAAAGGAGGAAGCTCCGAAGAAATCAAGGCTTGATCGCCTTGTTGAGAGAGAAAACAGAAAAGTATTTCGCTAACATTAATTAACTGAAAATGAAAAGATCAATAATGCTTAATTGGTTCATCCTTGTTGCTGTGGCAGTTGTTGCTGCAATATTTGGTGAACTTCATGCTGCCGGTCTGACAATGGCTGCCGTTGGTGCCGCTGTTACCGGAGATTCAGTCAGTGTCGAAGAGGTTAAGACAAAATCTCCCGACCTTGACGTAGACCATGTGTCGAAGAAGATTACTCAGATGCGGCCTGCCGCTACCCCTCTTGATACAATAACAAGGGAGGTTGGTAACGTCGTTCCGATTAAAGCTTTCAAGACTGAATTTTATGCCGTTGATACCCGCCCGCTGAAAGATACAGTAGGCACAGGTGGTTATACAAAGGTTACCAATCAGGAAGTAGGAAGCCTGCCGGTTAACGATATCGATAACTGGAGTGTTGACGACACCCTGATAGTTCCTGCAATGACCGGTAATGACGGACATGAACTTGCACTGTTTGTTGCTGACATTGATGCAGCTACCAACGTGATTAAGGTTCAGGCTCTGAACGTAACAGCCAATGAGTCTGGTAAGGTTGAAGTCCCCTCTATCGCTGAAGGTGCAACCCTCGTAAGGATGGGTAATGCCAAGAGTGAGAAAGACGCACAGACTTCTCCGTTTGCCCTTCTGCCTGCTAAAGACTACAACTATGTACAGCTCTTTATGGCACAGGTTGAAGAAACCATCTACCAGAGGATGCACGAAAAAGAGGCTGACTGGGGATTCAGTGACTATGAAGCTCTTAACATTTATGACATGAGGGCAAGGATGGAGCTTACCTATCTGTTCGGCTACCGTCATAAAACAACTGACAAGGTTGGAAAAGATGTTAAGTACTTCACCGGAGGTCTTAAGCGTCAGATCACCAAGATTCTTGAGTATGGCGCAAGCGGTGTTCCTGCCATGGATGAGGCTAAATTCATCGACTGGAGTAAGGATATCTTCGTTGGCAACTCAGGTGCAGAAACAAGGGTTATGCTTGTTGGTGCAGGACTGAACGCTACAATGGCTAAGATAAGCACTGTTCAGAAACAGATCGAAGCCAAGTCTACAGAACTTATATGGGGTATCACCTTCAAGAAGATCGAAACAAACTTCGGTACTCTTCTGGTGAAACACGCTCCTTTGTTCGACCTCGCAGGTTACGGCGACAATGGTATTGTGCTTGATGTTAACAACATCGAGAAACACGTATTCCTTCCGACTCAGATCACTGATCTCGAGCTGAAGAAAACTGGTATCAGCAATGCCAATGCAAGCGTAATAGCTGAGACTTCGGGTCTGGTACTTCGTTACCCTGACACCCACGCATGGATAAGAGTTAAAGCCGGTGCATAACCGACTGAAGAGATAGGAAGGGAGAGGGTAACCTTTCCCTTTTTTTCTAATTAATAAATAAAATCAACATGGCACTTAAAACTTATCAGCATCTTGTAGCAAGCTATTTTTCTACTGATGTGATTCTCAATAACAAAAGGACTCCTATCGTATTCGAAGGAGGGACAAGCAATAACCCCACAAGAGTAACGGCCAAATTTTCCACAGACAACCCCGAGATACAAAGACAGATTGAGGCAAGGCCAGATTTCGGAAAAGAGATTAAACTGTTCTCAGTTGTTAAAGACCCGGAGCCAGAACCAGTAAAACCCAAGTCTACAATACCGGATGATTTTACAAAAGTTCCTGACATCACCACAGCCTTAGCTGCAAAAAACTACCTGCTTGACAGGTTCCCGGAATTAAAGCATGGCGACCTTAAGAATACCGCAATGGTGAAGGAGGCTGCCGCCGAAAGAAAGATCGTATTTACTGACCTTTAAATACAGGCCATGACAAGGGATGAGATTATAAACAGGGTAAAGGTTGAAATGGATGAGCTTACCCCGTTTGACGGGGGGCTTATTGTTTCAGCGGGTAATGAGATGTCAAAGCCTATTGATGCATATATCGAGGAGATACTCGATGACTGTGCAGAAGACCTAATACTTATGGCTCCCATCCATCTGTTGTCATTAAAGAGCTTTTCGGGAACGATAAGTGTAGCCGGAGGTGTTGCCTCAATAACGATCCCAAGCGATTTTCTCGCGCTCGGTTATATAAAATTTCCAGAATGGGAACGTCAGGTCAACACCACAATAAAAGAAACAGACCCGCTATACCTGAGACAGATGAACCAGTACACCCGCGCAGGGATATCCAAGCCAGTCGTAGCTATAAGATCAGGAAAGCTTGAGTGTTATTCCATTACTTCTGAAGATGGTACAGGAATTGACTTTAAATACAAGGCTAAGGTTGTGGCAGAACAGCTTCCTGATAGGCTTATGATGGCACTGGTATATCTTACTGCAGCTAAGATGTTTAAGATATTTGAAAGGGGTGATCTTATTGCCCCCACTATGGAACTGTTTCAAAACGAAATAAATATCAGGTAAGATGGCAATCCCGGAATTACTACAACTTCAGCAGTCTATTGAGGAACTTGTTGATGCAAAAATAACTGATCGCTTTGCCAATCATCCTATTCATGTCGACGTACAGACTGTCTCATTTGAGCAGTTTGAGAGATCATATATGGCAGGACTGGATGGATATGAACATATAGATCATGTGTTCTTCCGAAAGTTTCTCAGGTGGATGGAGCAGTATTATGCTTACCATCTCGAAGAAGATGCTAATGTGATAAGGGCAGGGATGACTGTTGCACATATCACTACCGGCATATATACGGCACCTGATGACACAGAATATGAAGGTCTTGAGCCAATACTTGATGAGCTGTTTGAAAGAATATCAGAGATAGACTTAACTTCTCTTGATGGTAGGGTTACTACACTTGAGGATAATTACAGACTGATAGACTCAGCCATAAGCGAGATACAGGGAGATATCAGCGACATTGAAGAAGCGATGTCTGGATATTCCGGCTCGCTGTCAGCACACGTAAACGAGTCGGCAATACACCTTACTCCTGACGGATCAGGGATAGTTGCTAATGGGTTATACTTAAGTCTGTCGGACAGCTATATCAGAGGATTGTTTTCCGCACTGGCACCTATAATTAATACGGCCGGAGTGCTTTCTCTGGATATCGATGAGGCTACTCTTGATATTGTAGATGGAAAGCTCACAGTAATAGGTGGTGGTGGGGGAGGTACTTCATACGGCCTTGCTTATGATACAGGCACACATATACTTAGCATAGTGGCAGGTGGGGGAAGCTCAGATGTTGACCTGTCTTCATTACTGTCAGGCAGTGTAGACCTGAGTAATTACCTGAAAAAGACAGGAGCGACAACCCAGACCATACAGGGTAATATAATTGTTACCGGCACTATCACAGCCGGTGGCGAGATAACTGGATACGGATCATAAAAATAAATGATTGCACCCGGAACATATACCATATATACCGGGGCAGGATTTGCTCCAACCCTTCCACCTGCGGGTGTGACGCGAAGGGAGGATATCCTGTTTAATCCCGCAGCACACCTATTGCCCGGAGAATGGGGATACAATAAAACCGACAGGCTGTGGTTTGTTGCATCATCATCAGAAATTATAACCATCCCGGATGAGCTTGGTTATGGCTCTGGTGAGTATGAACCTGATCTTGGTAATCCTGCCGCAGATGGATATATACTAAGCTCTACCGCCGCGGGAGAAAGATCATGGATAGCCCCGCCGGAAGGAGGAGGAGTAAGTTATCATAACAGCCTGAGCGGCATTCAGGGTGGAGCTACAGATGATTATTATCATCTTACTGCTAACCTGTATAACGCATTTGAATACGTTCCAAACAGCGGGAACCCATATCTGAGAGTGAAACTTCCAATAGCCTGTGATTATGAGATACAGGCATGGTCTGACTTTTCTCAGTTTCCTCCTACAATATGGGAGAGTATGCCACTGGCCACAAGCTCTGCTATTGGAGGAATACAGCTTGGCTCTGGTAGTTCGCTATTTTTAAGAGAGGACGGAACTTGGCAATCTGTGGCTGTATCGTCACATGATCATGATGATAGGTATTCATTACTGTCACATATTCATGACAGCAGGTATTATACAGAAAGCGAAATAGATAGCTTACTGTCTGGAAAGTCAGACACCTCACATCTTCATGACAGCAGATACTACACCAAGACCGAGATGACAACTCTTCTTGGTTACAAGGCAAATATAAACACACCCTCATTTAATGGGGCTGTGAGTATGAATAGCACACTTAATGTTACTGGCAAGGTGACGGCAGGAAGTTTCGGGACGGCAAACTTTACTATAGTAGAAGAATCAGGGATATTTAAGATTAAGTATGGCTCTACAACAATATTAACACTTTCAAGTGCAGGATATCTAAGGGCTAAGGATGAGATAGAATCATTTGCAACAATATAAACCATGGCAAAAGAACAATTAACATATCGAAGTTACACAACCTCTCAGCTTAAAAGCAGGTCAACGATACCTGCACAGGTTGATATAACGGAAGATACAGGTAAAATCCTTTGTAATAATATAACCACAGCTCAGATACGTAATGCAATAAGCGCAAGTACGAACAGGGTAAAGGATTTATGTACACATAATAACATAAACCGGTGGTCAGCGTTCAGTCCTATTAAGAGAAGTGTCTCAAATGGATGGCTTGTTAATTCTGTCCCAACATCGAATTATAAGATGGGTGACTTCATGGGCTATAACCATAATGCAGTAGCTCCTCATTATGATGTAAGCGGCAGTAATGAAACAGTGACCGTTAATCCAAATGGCAGCTTTGTATTTCACTGCAAAGCTGATATTGGAGAGATCAGATATAATGATATTGTTGGTAAAAATCCGGGAACTCACGTTGCTTTTTCTGTTTGGAAAGGACAAACTTATATAGACAGCAGGGTTAAAGCTATATCCGGGATGACAAATATTGCAGACTTTGATACAAGTGCTGAAGATAGGATTACTGTTAGTGACATAAATGATACATCTGTCTATACCTGTAAGATTGAGATTTTAGACAGCCCATCTTACGACTATCAGGGAGGCAATACAATCTGTCAGGTGCCGGGTCTTAAAAACTGGACTACAACTATTTATGTTAGGGCTGCAAACCACTTCTATATCTCTGCTCCATATGCAAGCTTTCCACCTTCAATAGCAGGCAGTACTTATACGTTTGGTGAATGGGTACTTGATTCTGCCAGTTTGTATATATCAACCGGCGAGATTATGTTTCACTACTTACACACAACTTCATACCCAAATCAAACACCTTTCAGGAGTTGGTCTCACCTGCATATTAGTGCTTGGATTGAAGAAGGGTATTACAATGATAATGGGACATGGATTGGCACAAAAGTTACTGATGACTTTGAATACCTGTGGGATGGCGCATGGGCAACTGACAGCGGTTTGGGTGAGGTTGAAGAGATGATATGGAAGTCGGGAGGAGTGGCCAAGAGTTTACCAATCCCTAATAATGGATATGGATACAGGGTGGTAATATACTGTGATCCACAATAGTCAAAATTAAATATCTATAAATTGATTGTTAATAACTTATGTACTTATGAGTAATTAATACATACTTTTTGATGTATTTTTACGGCCATTAGTATTAATTTACTTAAACCATAATGACAAACACAATTCGACCACGTATTTCCCCAGAAGAAGATAGATTTCTAAAAGAGCGCAGAAGGTTCTTATCAAGCAGAGATGAGGAAGTTACACTGGTACTTGGCTGCGTTCATGTTCCGTTTCAGAACAGGACGCTAATGGATGGAGTAAAAAAACTGGCGGTTGATCTCAGGATTGATCGCCTTGTTTTTCTTGGTGACTTTATTGACTGTAACTCCCTTGGTGACTATGAGAAGGGTAAGTTATCATCTACCGGAATAACCCTTGAGGAGGAATATGAAGATGCAAACAAAGAGCTTAATGACTGGGACTCAATACTAAAACGCAATTCTACCGTAGTGTTTATGTATGGCAATCATGAGGATCGCTACTTCAGATGGCTCAAATCCCCGGATAATGCGAAGTATGGAGACCTGCTTTCACCGGCAAAAGCACTCCGGCTTGAGGAACGTAATTACATTGTAATCACTGATTATCGCAACGGGGTTTATCATATTGGTAATCTTGAGCTTTACCATGGTGACCTTACTAACATCCATGTGGCAAAGAAAAGCCTTGACACCTACCGTCGAAACACAATGTTTGCACACACCCACCGGATACAGGTGTACAGAGAAGGAGACTATGCCTCGTATAACATTGGTACAATGGCTAATCTTAACGCCCCTGCATTTGGTTATGCCCCCCGGTCAATGAGGGAGAAATGGGCAAACGGTTTTGGGGTCGTAATAAACTATGATGGCAACACATACACACAGGTTATAGAGGTAAAGGGCGACCACTTCTATTACGGCGGGTTCCGCTATTGATAATAATACGTTTAATAAACATATAAATCACAACTTCAAAACCAGACTTATTCATACTGGTTGTGCAAATTTACATTACGTACAGCACTGAAAACCATTAACAACAACAAACTGAAAAACATGAAGATAGATTTCAACAAACCCCTTGTCAATTATAAGGGTGAGGAAGTAAGAGACCCACGAACCGGTACAGTAATAATGATTAAAAATGTGGTTTGCAGCACGCTTTCAAACACTACCGCAGGAACAAAGGATGAGAAACTGGAACTTGATCTTATTGCGGCAAAAATATGGATGTCTGGAAAAGAGACAGATATCACCCCTGAAGAAAGCGTACTTATCAGGAGGCACATTGAACCCCTTCCTGCTACCACGTTTGCACAGATTTACAGACTGCTTGGATGATATTTGTTTCGGTTCATTTGGTTTAGGGTTTGGTTTTAATTGGTGAGGTTCATGTTGGTAAGGGGTGGCAGTTTTGCTGCCCCTTATTTAAAAAAACGAGAAGATGGCTTATTCGATTAAGAAGGTTGGAGATGTAAACAATGCCTCGATAGATATTGACGGCGTAGCAATTCCATTGATATCCTCTGTTGATATAGACCATATGAACATAATCGACACCCTTGAAGATAACACCGTACTTAACTCCTCAAAATATTTAAAAGACGAATAATGGCAAGGATAACATTAGGAAACGGAAGATGGTCAGTAATACGCGGATATATCAACAGTATGTTCGCCGAGCTGTATAGCCTCATAGGATCAGGAAGCGGAGGTGGAGGATCGATAGGAAAGTATGAGTATAAAACCAATCTGCTTGAGGGGCTTGTAACTACGGTTATAACTCCGGCAGTAATAGAGCCTTACTCTGTAATGGTTCTTGACTCAACAGGAAAAATCATAACCGCGGGTCTTGACATAGACGTAAGACTTAGTAATGACATATATGTCCTTGATATTTATTCTGTTGACGCTATTTCAAATGTCACAATTAAAGTTCTTTACTAATGAGAAAACTAATCACCATACTTTTATTTGCGCTCGCTGTTCAGTGTCACTCTCAGTGGACACCAATGAGAAACAGGGTTGAATACAGGGATAGCGTTTCATTCCGTAGGGATGCGAACTTCCTTGCTCCTGCAAGATTTCAGCAATCGTTTAAACTGGGAGCTGTCACTGTAACTTCTAATGGGGCAGAGCTTAATATACTTGATGGCGCATTGGTTAATGTTACTGAGCTTAACCGTCTTGTCGGGGTAACAAGCGGGGTACAGGCACAGCTTAACTCAAAGGCACCTATTGATAGTCCTACGTTTACAGGGACTGTTTCCGGGATCACTAAATCCATGGTAGGGCTTGGTAATGTCGACAATGAATCAAAGTCCACAATGTTTACCAATCCAATCTTTTCCGGGTTAATGTTATGGGGTACAGATACTGTGGCATCAAGGTCTTATGCCAGAGCTGTTGCAGGCTCAGGGGGAACCGGAGGCGGTGAAGGTGTATGGGGACTGATATCAGGTAACCTACCCGATCAGATAGACCTTGCGTCAGCTCTTAGCGGCAAGGTATCTACATCCACTACTGTTAACGGCAAGGCTCTTTCAGGAAATATATCCCTCACTGCATCAGATATTGGATTAGGTAATGTAACGAATGAGTCTAAAGCAACCATGTTCACTAATCCTACATTCACTGGCACAGTATCAGGAGTCACAGCATCAATGGTCGGACTTGGAAACGTTACAAACGAAAGTAAGGCTACTATGTTCGCCAGTCCTACTTTTACAGGTACGCCTACTGTTCCCGGATATGTACCTACATCAAGGACAGTGAACGGCAAGGCACTATCAGCAAACATATCAATAACTGCAAGCGACGTAAGCCTTGGTAATGTTACCAATGAGAGTAAGGCAACGATGTTTACCAGTCCTACATTTACTGGAACTGTAACACTTCCCGGTACTACAAGTATTGGCACTGTATCTTCCACTGAGATAAGCTATATAGATGGAGCAGAGAGTAATGTACAGTCTCAGCTTAATGGAATAAAGACAGACCTTAATGATACCATACCAATAGCAGATGTGGCACTTCTTAAATATGTTCTGTTCAACGCACAAACAGGAACTACTTATACCCTTGCACTTTCAGACGCAGGAAAGATAGTAACCTGTAGTAATACATCTTCCATTACCGTAACAGTACCACTTTATTCATCTATAGCTTTTCCAACAGGAACACAGATCACTATCGTCGGTATAAACACCGGTCAGGTCACAATAGCTGCAGCGTCTGGCGTAACCATTAACAGCGCAGGAGGAGCATTAAAGCTCAGGGTAAGATATAGTTCAGCAACACTAATTAAGACAGCCGAAAATACATGGTTACTTATAGGAGATATAACCACATGAGGAAGCTTTTAATAGGCATATTACTTCTGCTGACTGTCAATGTATCTGGACAGGTAATGCTACCGGGGGTGGTGGCTTCGTCCAGACAAACAGCGGTAGCTCAGAATCTTTTTAAATATTCTGAAGTACTGGATATTTCTCAGTCTACATGGTATGGTAAAAATATTTCTGTCACACAGAACAGCGAGAATGACTTGGAGAATAACGCTACGCTTGAAACGATAACCACCACATCTACAGGAGAATGTTACATAAGTTATTCGGATGGCGGTGTTAGGAATCCGGTAACGCAGAATACAACTTATTATTTGGCATTTGATTTTAAGCGTGGAACACAAACACAAGCAAGATGGAGTGTTCAGGATTTAACTCATAGTACAGATATAGTTTTATTACAAAGTTATTATTCAAGTACGTCATCAAGTGTTTCGAGGATCACGTTAAGTTTTACTACTCCTTCAGGATGTACGAGTGTGAGGATATTCCCTTATATAGTTGATTCAGGTACAAGCGGAGTTACTTGTTACATAGGCAGGATGCAATTATATACTAATTCAAGTGCGGTATATGGAGAAACAACAACAAGCATAATACCATAACTATATGATGAAAAAGCTTATTATAATATTTTATATATTCTTAACAGTCAGTTGTATAGAGCTGTTGCTTTCAGATGGGGAGAGTAATTTTGTTATGCCTTCTGCATCGGGAGCAACGTATTATGTAGCCGCTACCGGTGGAAGTAATTCATACGACGGTTCTATTGGAAGCCCATGGGCTACGCTACAATATGCATTCAGCCAACTCACTGCGGGGGATATATTATATGTCAGGGGAGGTACGTATAGTCCGTCAACTACATATGGGAATAACAGGGATAATTGCGTATATGTTAGTGGCAGGAATGGAACATCGTCATCAAGAATAACTGTTAGTAATTATCCGGGTGAAACTCCAGTAATAACAGGTGCGAATCTTCCTGAAAGTAATTCTAATAAATCTGGAATACATCTCTATAATTGTGATTATTGGACTATTACTGGATTGGTCGTAGAGTATATTGAAGACACAGGAGGCACTACTAATTTTGGGATAGGATGGTATATCGCAAGCTCTGACTATATAACATTAGATCAATGTGTTAGCCGTTATAATGATGGCCCCGGATTTGCCGTAAATGGATATTGTAATGAAGGATATTTTATACGTTGCGACAGTTATTGGAATGCAGACAACCACGATAGCGGCGGCTTTGGCGATGGGTTTATAGCATCTCATTATGGAGGTGATGGTGGATATCATACATATTTTCAATATTGTAGGGCTTGGAACAATTCAGACGATGGATTTGATGCTTTTATTTCAGATAGTGGAAATAACGGTGGTTATATTACATGGGAACATTGTTGGGCGTTTAATAACGGAAAAGCAACACCTTCAGGTAATGGAGCAGGGATAAAATGGGGTGGAGGTAGCCAAGGTCTTACAGAGAGTGGGGTACAAAGAATAGTACGGTATTGTATATCTGCAAGCAATAAAGCAATAGGAATCGACCAGTCAGGATCAAATGATCCATCTAATGCTTATTTTATAGGTGTACTCCATAATAACTTCTCTTACGCAAATGGTTCTCAGGGATTTTACAACGACATAAGCGATGCATCATACTTTCGCAACAATATTTCATACGGTAATACAGGTTCAAACTGGGTTGATCAGACAGGATTTACTGATGATCATAATTCATGGAACGGAGGAGTAACTGTAAGTTCTGCAGATTTTACAGGATTAGATATTGACGAACTGGATGATGCAAGAGCTTCTGACGGCAGCCTCCCGGATATCACATCATTTAAGCTTGTAGAAGGTTCTGATCTAATAGATGCAGGAACTGCAACTGTATATTCCGGCATGACTATAACATATGAGGGCGATGCTCCTGATCTCGGTGCATTTGAGTACGGAGGTGATTCTCCGGTGTATGTTAAAACAAGTAGCGGAAGTTGGGTAATGTATAACGGTAAAAGAGTTAAGATAACATGGTAATCCTTGACGCAGGACAATGAAAATATCAGGAATATATAAAATACAAAGTAAAACAAAGCCGGAAAGAATTTATATCGGTAGTGGGGTTAATGTAGGACGTAGGAAGCGGGAGCATCTTAGAGCCTTAAGATTAAACAAGCACTACTCTAAAAAACTTCAGAACCATTTTAATAAATACGGAGAAAATGATTTGCAGTTTATAATTATTACTGGTTGCGAAAAGGATAATCTACTTAAAACTGAGCAGTTTTTTATTGATACCTACAGCCCATACTTTAATACTTGTAAAATAGCAGGAAGCTGCATGGGGGTAAAACGATCTGAGGATACAAAAAGAAAATTAAGTAAGGCCAATAAGGGTCAGGTTCCTTGGACTAAAGGCAGACCTGTTTCAAAAGAAACCAGAGAAAAATTAAGCAAAGCTAACAAGGGGCATCTTCCTTGGTGTACTGGTAAAAAACTGCCTCCCATGTCTGAAGAGCAGAAGAAAAAATTAAGCGAAGCACATAGGGGGCAAATTAGTGCAAAGGGGATGCTTGGTAAAAAGCACTCAGAAGAAACAAAAAAGAAAATGAGTGAAGCAGCAAAAAGAAGACCACCAAGAGGTGCGGAGTTTAAGCAAAAAATGAGGGATAGTTGGATTAAAAGAAGATTAAAGAATGCAGCCTAAAGTATATAATGGATTTGTTTTGCTTGACGCAGGACATGGTTATAACACCGCAGGGAAACGATCCCCGGTGTGGTCAGACGGGACTCAGCTCTTCGAGTGGGAGTTCAATCGTGATATTGTCAGGCGTATTCAAAGGAGACTGATAAGCTTAGGCATACCGTCAAAGATTCTTGTCAAGGAAGCCAGAGACATCTCACTAAAAACCAGAGTTGGTAGAGCCAATGACATTTACAAAGAGCATCCCGATGCATTTCTGGTGAGCGTACATGGAAACGCCGGTGGTGGTGAAGGATGGGAAGTATGGACATCGCCCGGGGATACAGAGTCGGATAAGATCGCAACGATATTTTTCGCATCTGCAGAGAAATGGCTGTCTGCTTTCAGGATGCGGTCTGATCACAGCGATGGAGACCCTGACAAGGAGAGCAAGTTTTATATCCTTGTCAGAACAGATTGTCCTGCGATCCTCACCGAGAACCTGTTTTACGACAACGAACTGGAGTGCCAATATATGATGACAGACTACGGACGTGAACAGATAGCCAAGCTTCATGTGAATGCAATAGTGGATTACTTAAACTCAAGGAAATGAAGATAATGGATTTTATAAAAGACAAGACAAAAGATATCAGGTGGGAGGTAAACTTCGTGGCTATCTATAGGGCTATTAAAAGATACTTTCAGGAGCGCAGGAAGAGAAAGCTCTACAGACCTCTTGGTTTGATCAAGGATAAGACCGATGAGAGGGATATACTTTATAAGGTACGTCGTCCCGGTCTGGCTCCTGCTTCAACACAGATGAAGAATATAAGGGAATTCCCTTGGAGGTATGATCAGGCCGACATCGGATCATGTGTAGGGCATGGAATAACAGAAGCTTTCCGTAGGGTATTACAGGTCAATAAGCAGCCTGACTTTGCGCCGTCAAGACTTTTTGCCTACTGGATTGCAAGGGAAGATAAATATAATGACACCGGGGCATCAATTCGTGACGCTTTCAAGGCTATGAATAAATATGGATTATGCAGCGAGATTACTTATCCGTACATCACAAGTCTGTTCGCAGCTACCCCAAGTGACGCAGCTTTCAAAGAGGCACTTGATCATCAATCAATAAGATACGAAAGGCTACCCCGTACCAAGGAGGCCATTATGGATGCAGTGTCTCAGGGCTTCCCGGTTGTCTATGGTAAATTAATATATGAAAGCTTCATGTCCCGAAAGACTGCAGATACCGGGATAGTACCAATACCTAAAGTAAAATGTGAAGCCAATTATGGGGGACATTGTATGTGCATATTTGACTACGACGAAAAATATACGATTGAGCTTAACTCATGGGGCGTAGACTGGGGACAGGGTGGTGCGTGTAAAGTTCCATGGGAGTACGTGCTTGATCCTAACTTATGTTTTGATTTTTGGGTTTTATATTTATCAGAGTAATAATTAATTAAGTAAAAAAACATGAAAAAATTATTTGTTTTATTCGGACTCTTAACCATTTCTGTCCTGAGTTTTGGACAGGAAGTGAACGACAACGGCATCTCCATCTTCTATAAGTTCGGAGACAGCCTTATGGATTTCCTCAAGAGCAATGGATGGACTCTTGGTTTTGCCCTTCTGTATTTCATATCAGAGTGGCTCGGTGAAACAGGAAAGGTTCCTGAAGGTTCTATCTGGCGCAAGCTTATCAACTGGGGTTTGGAACTTCTCAGAAAAAAAGGAACTGTATCAGCCAAGATGAAAAGATTTGGAAGCAAGTCGGCAGGACTGGCAAGAGTTCTTGTCATTGGTATTATCCTGTCAGGACTTACCCTTGGTGCTATGGCACAGGAGAAAAAGGTTCGCCCCTACCGGTGGTATCCATTTAAAGACAAGAAGACTGAGCTTAGGTCAGACGCGTCTACAGATATGCCTATCTACTCAAAGGATAGCACACTGTACTTTGCACCGGCTGTAAGCTTTGACATCTACACCAGAGGGATGACCACTGGCAAACATAGCATCGGAGCTATCCCCGGGATCGGATACAACTTTATTTATAACCCCTACCTGTGGGAGAAGAATTATCTGGCAGGATTTGGAATGTTTGCATCAGCACATCAGGACGAAGACAATCCCGACATATTCACATTTGAAGTAACACCTGTATTATCCTTATTGAACTGGATTAAAGTGGGTTATGGATACCAGATGAACTTTGGAGGACAGAATGAATGGGTACTCCGACTTGGTATCGTGAAAAGTTTCTAACCATAAATAATAACAAGCAATGAGCTTAAGACAAAGAAAAGAAGTTAAGGAGCGGCTGAATGTAGTGGCCGCTCCATACGATGATGAATAACATTAATAAATAAAGATATGGCAACGAAAAGATTAGTACTACAGAGGGACGCTAACAATCTCCCGACAAACTTAATGCCTCTTGGCGACTCTCAGGATGTTGACGGTACAGGCGCATCAGCCCAGAGTACTGCTATTGATGGCTACGCAGTAAGGATCAAATCACTTGACAATCAGTTGAGATTTTTAATTGGAAACAACCCAACTGCCCTTGCAACTTCACCGGCTCTTGAAGCCCTTGATGAGATTTACCAACCGATCATTCCCGGCCAGAAGGTAGCGATCTTCGGTGGTAAGGCTAACATCTGTGTGGTAGGGGTTTAATAGTTATTGCATCTGAGATGTTAAACAGACTGAACATATTAAGACCGGGGCTTGTGGAGTCGAGAGGGAGAAAAAGAACAACTCCTCCTGATGCCCCGACAGGACTTGCAGCAACTGTTGTCAGCGATAGTCAGATAGACCTCTCGTGGGATGCTGTAGAAGGAGCGACTTCTTACAAGGTCTATTATGGCACTGACGGGGTGAC